TAAAGCCGTAATGGAAGAGTTTGGAGAAGCGGTTGTTGATGCTAATACCGCAGAAGGTGTACAAAGAAGAGACGATCATATAAAAAGGCGCATGCAACGTAAAGAGTCTGAAGCAGTTAGACGCAAACAGGAGATGTTGTTCGGGGCCAAACTAGAGGCATACGAAATTCCTTTAATTAAAGGTTCTAAAAACAACGCAATGAAAAAGTTGATTCGTAAGGCCAAGTCTCCATTAGAGGTACATACATTAGCATCTATACTATTAAAAGAAGAATTGGTGCGCTCCGGAGCAATACCGATTTATAAACCTTCTGATCTAGATGAAATGTTATTAGATAAAAGTATCAACGAGGTCTTTGATTCTCACTTTTCTAACTTGTTAACCTATTCAAGATTCTACCATGAATTTGAAGGAGTCCATGTAGATATATGGTATGATAAATTATCACATAGAATAGGCCAACATGTTTGGAGAGAAAATACTGTTTATAAACTGCTCAAAGATCAAAAGAAAGATACAAAATTTAAGAAGTCAAATGTAGAGGTTGTTGTTGAAGATGTCGTCTTATATAAAGATAAAAACATGACAGATGCTAATTTAGTTTATGCAAAAGAATTAAAGGTTGGAGATATGTTCCTTTACGATAATCAGATATTGTCTCTACATGAAGATGAAGCAGGCTTGAAGACGGCGCCCAATGCCAGAAGTAAATAGAAAACAAGCAGTTTTTGGCCAGTTCGGTCAACAGCAAATACTTAAAGATAAAGAGTTTAAGAAAAGATTAGACTCTTTACACACTACCCCAGGCACACCTGTCCAGGAATTTGAAGGAGTCCATGTAGATATATGGTATGACAACCTATCACATCTAACTGGACAACATGTTTGGATAGATAATAAAGTCTATAGTCTATTAAAAGATCAAGACGAAAACACAAACTTTGATTTAGAAAATGCAAAGCTAATTGTGGAAAATGTTTTGTTATATGAAGACAGAAACATGACAGATGCTAAGTTAGAGTATGCAAAAGAATTAAAAGTAGGTGATTTATTTCTTTACAATAATAGTTTATTCTCTTTACCATTAGAGTTTGAAGGCAGACCAGATGTTAAAAAGGTTTATGTAGTAGAAGAACTTAATAATTTATGGCTCCGTCCAGCGATGGAGATAGTTGGCACAGATAATTTTCCAGATAATGGTTTTGTTATTGCAGCATCATGCCACGAAAGATTTTATACAGCAGCAATAGATCTTGCAGAGTCTATTAAACTCTTCTGGCCAGAGGCACACATAACTATTTTTGTATCACACAAAGAATGGATTAAAGAAGAACACTATCAACATGCAGATTGGATAGAGTCTTGGGGAGTACCTAATCATATTAGAGCTAAACTTTGGGCTTTATCATGTACACCATATAGAGGAAAGACTTGTTATTTAGATGCCGATATGGTTTGTGAACACGAAGATATAGAAAATGTATTTGATCAACTACCAGATGATTTAGATTTACTGTTTACAAAAATAAGACCATACAACGCAAAACTAACTAAGTTATCTAACACAGAAGAAATGACAGCCCATTGTGGAATGTTTATATACAGAAACAATCCGCAGACAATTAAATTAATGGACTCTTGGTATGGCCATTACTTATGGCAACAAGATCAAAGGAATGATATAGGATCTTATCCTATTGAGGCTAGGAAGTGGGACACCTTTACAATGTGGAACCTATTAACGTATAGTGATCACGGTGTTAAATGGGAAGAAGACCTACATGTCAAATGGAATTTTGTAAACGGCCATCACCCAGACGAACTGGAAGGTGAAGAGATAGTTTTATATCATTACACTATTCCTGAACATGAGTTATATTTAAAATATAAATGATTTTTACTAAGGTATCAGATGAATTATTAGAAATGTTGGAGCCATATTCAGATTGGTTTTTCCAACAAGACTTATCTCCTTTAGAAGAATTGGCAACAAAGAATCCAAAAAACGATCCTTTGCATCAAATCGGCTGGGCCACTTCTCAAGAATATTTAAACGATATTGTAGCTAAAGATGGAGCACATGAAGGGTATCCAGAAATTTCTTATAGTTATGATTTACAAGCAAGAGAACACTCAAAACATTTTCAGGACAAATACCAAACCTTTTCTACAAACCTATGTAGTTTCTTAGGGGCTAGAAATGAGGCAGTCCATGTGTTTTATCCTAAACAAGGTTTCATGAGTTGGCACAATAATTGGAACGCTCATGGTTACAACATATTATTATCTTATTCAGAACATGGAAGGGGTTGGTTTAAATATAGAGATCCCAAAACACATGAAGTTATCCATATGCCAGACCCAGGTGGTTGGTCTTGCAAGGTAGGATACTATGGCAGAGGTAGAGAACCCGATAAAGTTTACTATCATTGCGCAGGAACTGAAGAACCCAGGCTTACTTTAGGGTATGTCATACCCCATTTAGGACTCTGGCAGTCCATGATCTCCGATATATCTGGCGAATCCGCCGAACACTTCTCCTAAGTCCTTGATCTTACAAAAAGAGTGATCGTTCAAGCGAGAAATCGCTTGATTTATGGTTCTAGAAATCGTATAATAGTAGTATAAACAATAAGAAGTGAGGACTTTAAATGAAATACACAGACTATATAGCACAAGAGATTAAACAAATCCTTGTGGCTTGTACCAAACAAGCACAATTAGCACACAGCTTTTACAGAACACCAGACGGACCAATCCTAAAGGATGTAGGTAAAGTCAATTTTGGTGAATCAAACTACGCTGTAGGACCATTAACAAAGACAATATATGTTTCAGATACTTTTGGAAACAGATACAAAGTGTCAGTAGAAGATTTAAAGAATGTTAAAGGCTTTGGCTGGATAACACACAAAGAAGCAGACAAGTATGATCTTGTTTATGATAGAGAAGAAGGTAGATATAATGTTAAATAACAAGGCAATCATCGTTGATGTAGACGGAACAATTGCACACAGGGTGGGAGACAATCCTAGAGACCCTTACGATATGACTAGAGTAGTAGAAGACGAATACGATCCAATCATTGGAGGTATTACTCAAATTTATAGAGAAGCAGGATTTGATATTATTGTTGTTTCAGCTAGGACTGAAGAAGCAAGAGAAGGAACTGTTGAATTTTTACATAACAATAACTTTAAATATGATGCCTTGTTTATGAGGAAAAACAAAGATAACAGACAGGACGCTATAGTTAAAACAGAAATATTTCAAAATGATATTGAATTCAGATGGGACGTTGAATTTGTTTTAGATGACAGAGATCAAACTGTAGAGGCATGGAGAGCTTTAGGATTAAAAACGTTGCAAGTAGCAACAGGAGACTTTTAAATGACACAAAGAAGAATGACATACGACGGATTAGCACAAGCAATAGCTGATGAAGTCAATGAGGACATTAGATTTAGTAACAACTTATCTGATGGTGATACTTACAATGATCAAATCATAGAACAAATGGTAATGGATAAAGCTAGTGAGGAAACTCCTGATTATCTAGATCATTATGATGTAGCTTCTAAAGCTTTAGAAATGATTGATTACGACGCGGTGGTATCATAATATGTGTAAAATAAGAAATAATAAACCTTTAGTAGGAGCTTTATCAAGCGTTGGATTTGAAATAGCCTTAGAGAATGGCAAATCGATAAGAGAGGAGAATCCTATCTTTGTAAATAAAGCTGGTGATTTTTTTAAAATAGAAAAAATAACACCTTCTAAACCTAAGAAACAGAAATATCACAATCTATCTGTTTCTGAATATGGAAAAGTTAAAACTATAAAAGCACATAAAATAATGATGCATACTTTTGTTGGAACTCCTAATGAATGGCTACAAAACAAGACACCTGAAGGTGTGCCTGAGAAGGAGTGGAAAAACGCATCTAAAGAAATGAAAAAGAGTATTTTAAAATTGTTAGCTCAAAATGCTATTGACATAGATCATATAAATCCAGTATCTAATGACAGTAGTGATAAAGCTTATAGGTTAGACAACTTACAATACATGTTATCTTCGAAGAATAATAAGAAAGGTGGTAACTAACTACTTAGTACCGATAGCCATAAACCTATCGTAATAAACCTTTCCATTCCAATCATAATAAAACTGTTTGACTTTACCCGTGTAGGTCGTATCTTTTAGGCCTACATTTTCAATCAATTTCTTTTCACTATCCACACAATTAATTCCATACATCTCTTCTATAACGTTAGAAGATTGGCAAGCAAATATTGCATGTTTGTTTGCTGTCCTCAGATCGTTTAGTGGATACATCTGTTCAGCACCCATAGTAATTACTATATCTACTTTCAGTTGATTTAACTCATCAAAAGCGAAAGGAATATCTAAGTTCCAATGATTTATTTTGATGTATTCTTCTGCGATATAATGCTTATTAAACACCTTAGAGAGCTCTAAAGCTTCTTTATCTATGTCAACTAGGTGCAATTCTCCCACGGACAAGTTCTCACATAGTAACGGAACTAAAGGCACTCCTAACCAGCTGTTTAATACAAGAATATTAAATTGCTCGTCTTTTAAATAGTTATCTAAACTCTTCTTAAGCTCTTCAACTAACCAAATAGCTCCTTCCATAGTATTAGGACTAAGAGCTTGCCTAAAGTCGTCGTGCTTGTGTTTCATTTCGTGCTCAACTTTGGCGAGACCTTCTCCCCAATATTGCATACTGTTTAAAAAATTAAAATTTAACATCTTCTTTCCTTCCCATTGAATCAAATAAACAGACGTATGGTATTTGCCTGTAAACTTGTGTTTCTACATCATGAGGAAATATGTACCCATGATTGTAACTATAAAACCATCCTATAGGAAAGTATTTAATTCTTGCCACGCCTTTGTGGCTAAAGAAATTATCTATTCCCCGATAGTACCATAAGATTTTATCTATATGTGTTTTAAAATAAAGAGTTATATTCTCTTTATCTAAGTTATCATTCCATCTTAATATACTAGAATTAAGTTCTGTATATCTATGTGGAATGTGTTCTGTTTCTATCTTCATTGTATCTAAATCGTGCCAATGTGTTTGGCCAAAGCATAAACAATCCTCTGGATCAAAGTTGACAAGATCATCTATATTCTTTTGGATAATAATATCTAAGTCAAAGAATAAATTATCTCCTTTCTTCCTCACGACATTATCATCAAACAAGTACATCTTATTCCACCACTTTTCTAACTTGTTATTTTTTGGTAGCGGTATAACAGTAATTCCTTTATCAAGTCCTTTAGGACTTTCTGTTAAGCAATGGAACGTAAATTTATAACTTAAATGTTCTTTACACGATTCCAATATTTTATTGACATGGTGTGAAGAGTATTTCGTACCCCATTTAACAGTATAGATATTTAAATGTTCTATGTGCATATATTTATTGCCAATGCTTCAGTAAGTTAGGATCAACTAACTCATTCTGTTTAACTTTTCCTCTGTCAGGTGTAGGTTGTGGTAGTAGGTCTATATTAAAGACACAAAGGATAGGCGTTTCCCTATAAATTTTTGTTTCTAAATCGTCATCGTCCCAACTACGGCCTCGGTTATACGAGTAAGCATAGTCTGCTGGGAAGTGATCCCATAATTTTTTACCCCAATCACCCCACCGCCAGGAATGATAATTGTCTGTTCCGTCTGTAAATGTAAACCAAATCTTTTCTTGGTTTTCTAATACATCATGCCATATACATTCTGCTTGATCGTCGCTCCACACTTGGCAACTGCCATTAGTGTATGCTCCATGTGATAGTTTAAATTTTCTAGTCTTCATTGGGCGGGGATCTTGCCACCAAGACCTTAGCTTGGTAGGCCTTTCCATATTGTAAGTAATCAAAGGCTCTATATCATTCTGTATTATAACATCTAAATCGAAGAATATAAAACGCCCTGTAGGTTTGTCCTCAGCAAAGTTATGAGTATTGAATACCATTGTCTTAGGCCTGTCCCAACATCTAGCCATGCCATACTTAAAGTCGTCTTTCTGAAACCAATACTTGGGGTGTATGTTTGGAATGTCTGGAAAAGGAATTACCTTTATATCATCATCAAATCCTTCGGCATCATCTGTATAACAATAGAAATGGAAATCGTGTTTAGGATCTGTATTCCTTCTTGCCATATTTTTTAATCTGTTTACAAAATGAGGACCATATTTTGTACCCCATTTTGAACATACAATATTAACTCTCATTTTTCTCTCCACAGTGGGGGCAATATAATTTTTTAGGAACCCACTCATCCATAACTGCTATACTCCAAAACCCATTACAAGCGTTACAAGTAAAATGCCAGATGATTTCTTTACTAACTTTCATTGGCAGCCCTTGCTATTACATAGTCAGTAGCATATTGTATTCCTTCATCTGCCAAAGCAGACACTACTTCCATGCACTTAACATCAAATTGTTTTATGTCGATGTGTATTATTAGTGTTGAAAAATCTGAGTTTTTAACTATCTTAATATATTGGTTATCACTAAATATTCCTTCTATCACAGTTCCATTTTTTACTTTTAACATATTCCTTCCTGTTCATTCCATATTACTGTTGGATTCAATTTTAATAAATTATTAAAGTACCCTTTATAAAAATCATTAGTAAATATAGTTTCTAAATTATTATTATTAATATTATTCTTATCCCAATCATATAACAAATCTGTTTTATGTTCGGGAGAGGCGTGTGCTGTTGCAACGTTTAACGCTACATGTTTACACGGGAAAACATTTCCTTTAGCATCTAAGTAAAATTGGTTTTTAACTTTACCTTCGCATTCAACGTGTGGACTAAAAACTATTTTTCTTTCTTTATATATGTCGTCCTGTTGAACTGTTTTTAGTGTGTGAAAATCTATAAGACTATAGTCAGGCATTTCTTTTTTAATCTTCTTCTTCTTAGTTTTAACTTCTTCTTTCATTTCATTTTTATATATGAAGCCAGTGAAGTTATATTTTTTAGATAGGACTTTAGCTTTCTTTAAATCATCTACTTGAGATAGATGTGTTTGAGTATAGTGCCAAAATACTCTACAGCCTTGCTTTATTAATTGATCAGCCCTCTTTATAACATTTTCGTCTGGGTTTGCTGTGTTTATATGAATGGTTATGTTGCCTATATTTTTAGATCCTTCATCAAACTTATCGTTCCATTGTGAAACAAAATTATTATAGAACAATACGCCTAAATTATTCCACCATATAAGATCATTTTCTTTTGCTTCTGTTTCTAAATCTATAGCTATGCCCCAGTCAGCCATTAAGTATTGACATATTTCAATTAATTCTGGGTTGGTGGTGGGTTCACCTATAAGTTTAATCCTTTTAAATTTAGATCTTGTTATAAAGTCAAAGTCAAAGTTTTGTTCTATTAATCTTCTAGTTAAGTGAGTGGTACCATTACTTAATTCCACTTCAACCCTTTCAGGCAAGTAAGGATATAGATCTGTTTCTCTATTGTAACTTAATTCTAATTGTTCTGGTGTAAAATCTTCATACCAATAAGGCAATACTACAATATCTCCTAATGTTTTTTCAGGATAATTGTGGTTAGTATTTTGTATAAAAGAGAAGTCAGGAACTTCATTACTATAAAAGGCATCAGTAAACGAATGGTTTTGAAATGTCATATCGTCTTCCATGTCATCCCATTTTGTTAATATTTTTTCTACTTGTTCATTACGATTACAGACATAACAGAAGTTACCATCTTCTAATATTAATTTATCTATACCTTTAGTCTTATAGTTAAAGAATTCTTTAGGGTTGTTCAGTATAACATTGGGTGTTACAAATAAGGATACATCTCCTGGTTGTGTGTGTTGCATTATGTCTATCTCTAACCAGTCTTTTCCATACTTAGGAACATGAAAAGTTATGCCTTGTATATAACCATCTTTCTTTTTAGTGGTTTCTAACAATTTCATTTCATCATCGTTGGTAAAGACAATGAAGTCAAAGGGATCTACAATAAGTTTCTTCGCTTGTGTATAAAAAGCGTTTATATGTCGTTGACTATAATTGCTGTCTAGCTGATTAGCTATTAGTGTTACCATGCCAAAGTCTCAAAAGTTTATCATCTTGTAATTCATCTATTTTAATCTGTCCCTTTGCTATCGGATGCGGAGTTAAATCCGTATTAAATAAACAAAGTTTACAGCTTTCTCTATATTTATGTCGTTCTAAATCGTCGGGAAAACGCATTCCTCTATTGTATGAGTAAGCCCAATCATAAGGTATGTTGGTCCAGAACTCTCTTTGCCTCCAATAGTGATAGTTATCTGTCCCTTTAAAGAATGTTCTAAAAATTTGTTGCTCTTCTTGTAAAGCATCCATAAATATATGCTCGCATTGATCCATGTTCCAACACATCATACTAGAATTAAAGTATGTACCACGAATTTCTATAAATTTCCTATCATGTTTATGCCTAGGATCTTGCCAAGTGCTATGTATAATTCTAGGTTTTAAAGCTAACTCGTCTAGGTCAGTTATATCATTTTGTATAATAACATCTAGATCGAAGTAGGTCCATTTCCCTACATAACCAAGCCATTCGTGAGAGTTAAACAAAAGAAACTTAGCTCTATCCCAACAATAGTTTTCTTTTCCGAACCAATACTTAGGGTGTAGTGGTTCTATGTCTGGTATTTTTTCCGTGGAACACTTTAAACCTTTCGGCTCATCGGTAAAACATGTAAACGTAAAGTCCTTGTGGTAGTTTTCCTGTACCATACGATACAGGTTATTTACATATTCGGGCGAATATTTAGTGCCCCATTTGATGCAAACAAAGTTCATCATATTCTTCTTCAATCTCCGGCCAGTGTGATAGCCCATTTAATATACATATCGAGTATTCAGGTCTGTATTTTCTACCTGAAAACAAATATGAATATACTTCTTTTTCAGGTAAGTGTTCAAAAGTAAATCCTTCATGATACAAAAATGTATCATCTCCATTAGGATACTTTACTATAAATTCATCTTTTTTCTTATTATAATATTTGTAAATATGTGTGAGGTCTTCCCAAATCAATACACTTGAGTTAAAATTACTCAATGGAAAGTCTGATCTATAAGGAAAATCGTGGATGTTCATTTGTTTATACCCTTTATCTTTCCACCAAGTCCATATTATTAAAGGGGTTCCTTTGTATAGATCAAACAAATGATCAATTGGCTTCTGAATTCTAACGTCTAAGTCTAAATATAGTATGGTTCCTAAATTATTATGTTTAAATAAATTTAATTTTTCCATACAACCCGGATCGGGTTCGTCTTCCATATAAATAACTTGTATATTAGGATCCAAATCCTTTGGATCATCTGTTACACATACATAATTATACTTGCCTTCGGTATGCTCATAGATAGAGTTGACGGCATTCGCATCATATTTGTCACCATACTTTAATGTTAAAATAGTTTTCATTGTAATCATTAATATTTATAAATAAGATAAACAACAGTTTTAGAGATTGCGAGATGGCTACAGTACAGAATATAACTATTGACCAAGGTACGACGTTTAGTCTGACGATTAATCTCACGAATGATGATAATTCTGCTAAAGATTTAGCGAATTATACAATAGCATCACAAATGAGAAAATCATACGAGGGGACGACAAAGACGGACTTTACTACGGCAAAAGTAGATGCGACAGGCGAAGTAACAATCTCATTAACGGCAGCTCAGACTACATTAGTTAAGCAAGGCCGTTATGTATATGATGTAGAGATCACAGGAACATCTCCTGTGGAAACTCTAAGGGTTTTAGAAGGCCTCGTAACAGTAACCCCACAAGTAACCAAAGCAGCTTAGGAGGATAGATGGCAGTAACAGTTACCCCGCAGTCCGGACTGAAAGTAAATGTAGGTTTAGGATCCGCGCGTGTTGTTACAACACAGACGACTTCTGCGTTGGTGGGAACATCATTAGACGATTTATCAAGTGTAAATACGTCTGGTGTACAGGATGGTTACACATTAGTATATGATTCTTCGACTAGTAAATGGGTAGCGCAGGTATTAACTGCATCTGCTCCAACTACTATAGACGGTGGAACATTTTAAAATGAATTATATAATGCGATTATTAAACAACAAAACATTTAACTAGGAGATATTAAATGGCAACAACAATACAAATTAAACGAAGCACGGGCTCAGCAGCCCCAGGTGTTGGAGATTTGGTTGAGGCAGAATTAGCGTACTCTGAAGACCGTTCAGGTAGTGGTGCAGCAGCAAAACTTTATATTTCATCTATAGATTCCGGTGGTAACGAGGTTATCCAGGAACTAGGTGGTAAGTATTACACTGACATTATCGACACGGCCACATCAGCGAATACAGCTAGCAAACTCGTAGCACGAGACGCTAGTGGTAACTTTTCCGCAGGTACAATTACCTGGGGATCGCTAAGTGATGGAAGTATAACAGCGACAGCATTCGTAGACGAAGACAATATGGCTTCGAACAGTGCAACGCTAATTCCAACACAGCAATCTGTAAAAGCTTATGTTGATGCTCAAGTAACAGCACAGGATATGGACGTAGCGTCTGACTCCGGTTCTATTGATGTAGATCTAGATTCAGAATCTTTAACTATTGCAGGGGGCACAGGTATTAGTACAAGTGCATCCGGTTCAACAGTTACAGCTACTCTAGATAATACAGCAGTTACAGCAGCATCTTATGGATCAAGTGCAGCAATTCCAGTAATAACAGTTGATGCTCAAGGACGTATAACAGCGGCCACTACAGCAGCAACCAGTTCAACACTGACAATTGGAGCGGATTCAGGATCTGATGACACCTTAACGGTGGGAACAGATACATTTAACTTTGCAGGCACAGCCAATGAAGTTGAAACAACAGTTTCAAACAATACAATAACTATTGGTTTACCAAACAATGTAACAATTGGTGGTAACCTAACAGTATCAGGAACAACTACAACAGTTGATTCTACAACATTAAGTGTTGCAGATCCACTTATTATATTAGCCTCCGGCAACAACTCATCTGATGCAGTTGATGTTGGTTTATACGGCTTGTATGATACTTCGGGTTCACAAGACTTATATGGTGGTTTCTATAGAGACGCTTCCGATTCAGGTAAGTGGAAACTCTTTAAAGACAATCAAGCAGCCCCAACTACAACAGTTAATACTGGTGGAACAGGTTATGCAGTAGCGACACTTGTTGCTCACTTGGAAGATTCAAGTGTAGCAATTACAGGTGGTAGTATTACAGGCATTACTGATCTAGTAGTAGCAGACGGTGGTACGGGCGCTAGCACTCTTACAAGCAATGGTGTACTATATGGTAACGGAACAGGAGCTATACAAGCAACTGCAGCCGGTACTGATGGTTATATCATGTATTCTAATAGTGGGACACCAGCATGGACCAACACAATTAGTGGTGGAACATACTAATTTAAATTATAAGGTATGACAATGACACAACAAAATGATCAAAGTGAATTGATTAATGAATATATTAAAAACTTAGCGGCGAAAGTTAACGAGTTACAAGCGGAAAACATTTTATTAAAAACTAGATTAAGTCTTTTGGAAAACGTGAAAGTGGCAAAAGCACAGGAACAGCAGGTGACAGATGGAGGAGGCTTTGGACAAGCTGAACCAGCACCCAAGGTAGAAAAACCAACACCTAAACCTGCTCCTGAACCTTCAATGAAGGTTAATGCAAGGCCAGGATCCAAGAAAACAAGAGACTCTTCTGGACAATTTATAGAAAAATAGGAGAAAAACATGGCAGTAATAATTAAGATCAAAAAATCTGAAACAGCATCTGATGCTCCAACAACCTCAGATCTCGCGGTCGGAGAAATAGCATTAAATACAGCAGATAAAAAGATCTACGTAAGGGATAGCGCAGACGCTATCATTAACGTTGCTAACTATGTTGAAGCAGATCTATCATTAGTATTCCCAACAGGAGACTATGGTAGTGTTGCAAACACATTGAGCGAAGATGCCTTTGGACAGTTAATAGATAAAATCTATGATCTGAAAGGAGATTACACTTCGGTTAATCCTACTATTAAAATGAGAGTCGCTACTGAAGACTTAGGCGCTTTTTCATAACCAATTAAATTAGGGGAAAATCATATGGCAGTTACAGTACAATTTAGGAGAGGCACAGCTACACAGAACAATTCGTTCACAGGTGCAGCAGGTGAAGTTTCTATTAATACAACTAACAACGCTATTCGAGTCCATGATGGAAGCACAGCAGGCGGAACAGAGTTAATGCTCGCTTCGGCTGCAAATATTTCCGGTAACATTCCTGGCGGGAATGTTGACGGGACAATAGATGGCGGAACATATTAAAATAGGAGAAAACAATGCCAACACAAGTACAATTTAGAAGGGGAACGACTGTCCAAAATGACGCGTTCACCGGTGCTGTAGGTGAAATTTCCGTCGACACTACTTTAGACACCGTACGACTACATGACGGCTCAACACAAGGCGGGTTTAGACTTGCCAGATATTCGGAAATACAAGCCGGAGATATCACAGCAGTAGTAGCAGGAACGGGGTTAGCAGGTGGTGCGACAAGTGGAAGTGCAACAGTTAGTTTATCTCACTTAGGAATTGAAAGTTTATCAGATCCAAACGCAGACAGAATTGTATTCTGGGACGATTCAGCAGGCGCCTCACAGTGGCTATCAGCAGGAACGGGTTTAACAATTACAGCGACATCAATAGATGTAGGTACATTAAATCAGGATACAACAGGCAACGCAGCAACAGCAACAGCATTAGCAACAGCTAGAACTATTGGCGGAACATCATTTGATGGAACAGCTAATATAGCAGTTGCCCTAGCTGGTACGGCCACAGCATTAGCAACAGCACGAACAATCCATGGTGTATCATTTGATGGTACAGCAAACATAGATTTAAGTGAGGTTATAGCTGATACTGTAGGAGCGATGGTAACCTCTAATACAGAGAGTGGCATCACGGTTGCGTATGTAGACGCTGATAACACAATAGATTTCACAGTAGGTACACTAAACCAATCAACGACAGGAAATGCAGCAACGGCAACGTTAGCAGCAACAGCAACAGCATTAGCAACAGCTAGAACTATTGGCGGAACATCATTTGATGGAACAGCTAATATAGCAGTTGGCCTAGCAGGCACAGCAACAGCACTAGCAACAGCTAGAACTATTCAAGGGGTTTCCTTTGATGGTTCAGCAAACATAACAACAACCACAGCGGGTACAGGAGTATCAGTATCTGGAACAGCAGTCTCAATCGGACAGGCAGTTGCAACTACAGATAAACCTTCATTCGCAGGTATTACATTAACAGCAGATTCAACGGTGACGGGTAATATTTTACCTTCAGCAGATGATACTTATGGACTAGGTAGTGCGGCGAAACAATGGTCAGATGTATATATAGGCCCAGGCTCATTATATGTTAACGGTCAGAAAGTGGTTGAAGATGATTCAGGAACAATTACAATTTCCGCAGACACTAACCAAAACGTAAAAGTATCAACTTCAGGTTCGGGTGACGTAGAGTTAGACCCAACTGGAAGCGGACAAATTGAGTTGAAAGGCCCAGTACAAGTTACAGCAGGTTCTAACGTATCATCATCAGATGGGAATGCAATTTCATTCTCAAACGCAATTGATGTAGATGCAATTGAATCAAGAAGTACAGACACCAACTTAACATTAAGTGCAAATGGAACTGGTATTGTAACAGTTAACGATGCCTTAACAGTTACCGGTGACTTGATCGTATCAGGAACAACAACTACAGTTAACTCTGCAACAATTAATTTAGCAGATAATATAATAATGCTTAACTCAGACTTTACGTCTGGAACACCTTCAGAAGATACTGGTTTCTCAGTATTGAGAGGTGGAAGCGCAACTAAGTCTCTATTATGGGACGAAACTAATGACAGATGGACTGTTTCTACAGAAGATTTTGTTGCAACTACTTTTATAGGTGCCTTAACAGGTAATGTATCAGGAAATGTAACTGGATCTTCAGGATCGACTACAGGAAATGCAGCAACGGCAACAGCACTAGCAACAGCTAGGACAATTGGCGGAACATCATTTGATGGAACAGCTAATATAGCAGTAGGATTAGCAGGCACAGCAACAGCATTAGCAACAGCTAGAACTATTGGTGTTGTATCATTTGATGGTACAGCTATTATTAACTTACCAGGAGTTAACGCTTCGGGTACACAAAATACTAGCGGACTAGCAGCAACAGCAACACTGGCAGCAGGAGCAACAGCATTAGCAACGGCAAGAAATATAGGCGGTGTATCATTTGATGGTACGGCGAACATAGACTTACCGGGAGTTAACTCTGCTGGTAACCAGGCAACGTCTGGATTAGCAGCAACAGCAACACTGGCAGCAGGAGCAACAGCATTAGCAACGGCAAGAACAATAGGTGGTGTATCATTTGATGGTACAGCTAATATTAACTTACCAGGAGTTAATTCAGCAGGTAATCAAGCAACTTCAGGACTAGCAGCAACGGCAACGTTAGCAGCAGCCTCAACAGCTTTGGCTACAGGCAGAACAGTAGGTATGACAGGTGACGTAGTTTGGACATCAGCATCGTTTGATGGCACAGGAAACGTTACAGGTTCAGCAACTATTCAAGCTAATAGTGTAGATTTGGGAACACATACAACAGGAAATTACATGGCGCAAGTAAGTGGAGGAAATGGAGTTACTATTTCTCATTCACAGGGCGAAGGCTCTACTGCTACCATAACAGGAACAGCAATTTACAACGCAGCCGGTAGTTTACTGAACTAGGAGTAGATAATGGCTTTAGCTAGTAGATCGGATCTACAGGATTATTGTCTAAGGAGACTTGGTGCTCCTGTGATAGAAATAAATGTGGATGAACAACAAGTATCAGACAGAGTCGATGATGCCATACAATATTGGCAAGAATATCATTTCGACGGTGTTGAGAGAACGTTTGTCAAACATCAAATCACAGGCTCCATAGTTAAATTAACAACTAATGTAGCAGCAAACTTCCAAAGGAACGAATTGATAACAGGTGGCACCAGTGGTGCCGTCGCGAAGGTGGTGTCGGGCTCCGGCCAGGATATTACCATAGAAAAGATGAAGACAGGTAGCTCTGCTTTTGTAGCAAGCGAACAAATTACAGGAGATGTAACAGGCTCGACAGCTACATTGCACCCTACCACTTTCTATACATCGGGAGATATTGAAAAAGGATATGTCCCTATTAGTAATAATATATTAGGCATCACCAAGGTATTTAACTTTGGTGGAGCAGCAACCAACACCTCCAGAGATGGAGAATTATTTGACTTGATGTATCAATTCAGAATGAATGATTTATACAACTTAATGGGCGCAGACATGGTCTATTATAGTGTAGTACAAAGTCATTTAACTACATTAGAAATGCTTTTAGCAGGTAGTAGACAAATACGTTGGAACAGAAAAACAGATAGACTTTATATGGATACAGACTGGGATAAAACATTTAATCCCGGTGACTTTTTAGTAGCAGAAGCGTGGGCTTTACTAGACCCATCATCTTACCCAGAGGTATATGATGATATGTTTCTTAAACAATACGCCACTGCTTTAATTAAAAGACAATGGGGTTCTAACATGAGTAAGTTCTCAGGAATTCAAATGCCTGGCGGTGTTACCTTGAACGGTGATCAAATATTTCAGGAAGCAACACAGGAGATAACTCTAATAGAAGAGAAAATGCAGAAGAGTTACGAACTGCCCCCACAGTTTATGATAGGATAGTGAAACCATGCCAACAAACTTTTATTTCCAATCGGGCCAAGGACAAGGACAAACAAACGAACAAAGATTAGTCGAAGACTTAGTAATAGAAAGTCTTAAAATCTATGGCCATGATACTTATTACCTACCTAGGACACTAGTCAATAAAGATACGATCTTTGATGAAGACGAGCTGTCGAAATTTACACAAGCATATCCTTTGGAAATGTATTTGGATAATGTAAATGGCTACGAAGGACAAGGAGATATATTTACAAGGTTTGGACTTGAAGTAAGAGATCAAGCAACCTTTGTAATGGCAAAAAGACGTTGGGAAGACATGGTAATGACTTCTGGAGGAGCGTTTACACAAACAGCAAGGCCTTCTGAAGGCGATTTAATATACTTTGAAAAAACTAAATCACTATTTGAAATCAAATACGTTGATTTCCAAAATCCATTCTATCAGTTAAACCAACTTTATGTATTTAGAATAACTTGTGAACTGTTTGAGTACAGCTCAGAAGATTTGGATACAGGTATTACATTAATAGATGGAATAGAAACTAAATATTCAAACGATATGTTAGAGTATCAGATGAAATTAGAAGATGGAAGCTTATGGCTTAAAGAAGATACTGGATCTATAATTAATGAATCATATCAAACAACTGCATCAGAGCCAATAGACAATTTAGACTTTGAGAATATTAATTTCCTTGAGGGTATATTAGACTTTAGTGAAAAGAATCCATTTGGAGAAATAGGTGTTTAAAGATCAAACATTTTATCATCAGCATATACGAAAAGCTATTATTGCCTTTGGTACTATATTCAACAACATAAATATTGAACGTAAAAATAGTGCAGGAGCAGTAGCACAAGCTCTTAGGGTACCATTATCTTATTCAACTAAGCAAAAATTTATGACAAGGATTGCTAGAGTTACTGACGCTACTACAAGAGGCGAAGTAGCTATAACATTACCACGTATAGGATTTGAAATACAAGGATTAAACTATGACCCTAGTAGAAAAACAACCGTAATACAAAAGAATAAAGCTGTTGGTGTTGGAGATGCTGCAAGCACAGTAAGAGTAGCATTTAACTCAGCGCCATTTAACATGAATTTATCCTTATATATATTTGCGAAGAACCAAGATGATGGGTTACAAATTGTGGAACAAATACTTCCATACTTTAATCCAGATTTTAATGTTACAATAAACGATTTACCCGAACTAAATATAAAACGGGATATAAAGATTACATTAGATAATGTTAGTTATGAAGACGAATATGAAGGAGACTTTGCTAATAGGTTAAGTGTTGTATGGACTTTAAATTTTACAATGAGACTTAATTTTTATAGCAACGTAGAAAATGTTGGAATTATTAAGAAAGTTATAGCAGATATCTATGACGATCCAACATTGTCATTGAACTTAGGTAACTTAAAAAGCACACTAACTGCTTATGTTAACCCGGCAGACGCCAGTCCAATTGACGCATATTCATTTGTGGAGGAATTTGATGACAACTTCGAATAAAAAGAATCCTTTTAACGAATTAGATAAGAAATTTAATACTAAAGAAGTTACAAAGGCACTAGAAAAAAACCTAAAAGAAAGAGAAGACGAGAGGAAGAAGCAACTTCCTGCTGTAGCTATCTCTGATGAGGACAAACAAAAGCTTCTTGCTAAACAACAAGAAGAAGACTTCCAATATGCTAGGTCAATATTAAAACAGGCAGAAGCATATAACGACGAAGCCATACAAGGCATACTACATATTGCCAGAAACAGTGACCAACCACGTGCTTATGAAGTGGCTGGTGGATTGATTAAGAATTTACAAGACACCGCTAAAGACATAATAGATGTACAAGAAAGACAAAAGCGTGTAACAGCAGACGATCCTTCAGTTAAAGGAAACGTTAAGACGCAGAACAATCTATTTGTAGGCAGCACTAAAGAACTATTAAATGCCATCAAAGGCGAAATGGATCCTAAAGTAATAGACGTAGAACAAGATGACACAAGCAGAAGGGAATAGTTACCACGGTAATCCTAACCTTAAACCGTTAGCTTATCAGCATGACTTTACCAAAAAAGAAGTCGCAGAGTATATCAAATGCAAAGGCGACCCTAAGTATTTTATAGAAAACTATGTAAAAATTATTACTTTGGATAAGGGCTTACAACCATTCAAATTATACGATTGTCAAAAAGACAAAGTAGATGTTATAATGAATAACAGACGTGTAGTATTAATGGAAGGACGCCAACAAGGTAAAACAGTTACAGCAGCAGCGTGTATATTACACTATACTATCTTTGAAGAAGATAAAACAGTAGCTATAATGGCTAACAAGAGTGCAGCTGCAAGAGAAGTATTAAACAGATACCAAATTATGTATGAAAACTTACCTTTGTGGATGCAACAAGGTGTTAAGACATGGAACAAGGGTGACGTAGAACTAGAAAACAATAGTAAAGTATTAACAGCAGCAACAACAGCAGCAGCGATACGTGGTAAGTCTGTTAACTGGTTGTACATTGATGAGGCAGCAATCATACCTAACAACATAGCAGATGAATTTTTTACATCTGTTTATCCAACAATTTCAGCGGGAGAGACAACTAAAATACTATTAACATCTACTCCGTTAGGCTATAATCACTTCTGGAAGTTCTGGAATGAGGCAGAGAAAGGAGAGAATGGCTTCGAGCACATGTTCATTCCTTACTATGAGATACCAGGACGTGATGAGAAGTGGCTAGCCGAACAAAAACAATTACTTGGTCCTGTTAAATTTAATCAAGAGGTCTTATGTGAGTTCTTAGGTTCAACTAACACGCTGATTAACTCACAAACTATAGGGGCCATGAGTACAAAAGATCCTATATTTCAAAACAATTATTTAGATATTTACGAAGAGCCACAAGACGATCATTACTATGCTATAACAGTCGATACAGCCAGGGGAATTGGCGGAGACTTCTCCGCTTTTGTTGTTGCAGATGTTACAGAAATGCCTTATCAAATAGTAGCAAAGTATAGATGTAATGATATTTCACCTATGCTATTCCCAGATGTTATTGGGAAAGTAGGAAAAGATTATAATGATGCCTTTGTATTAGTAGAAGTTAATGATATAGGATCACAAGTAGTAGAAATATTACATCAAGAAATAGAATATGAGAATATTTGTAGCACAGTTACAGAGCAACAGAGACAATATGTAAGTCCAGGGTTTGGTAAATCAAGCAAACATGGTGTTACAACATCCAAACAAGTAAAGAGGCAAGGGTGTTTTGCCTTTAAGTCTTTAGTAGAAGAACAAAAATTGTTAATATTTGATGAGCATTTGATACATGAAATATCAACATTTATAGAAAAGGGTAGTACATATCAAGCAGACGTAGGATATCATGACGATCTAGTTATGTGTTGTGTACTGTTTGGTTGGCTAACAACACAAAACTTCTTTAAAGACATGACAGATGTTAATACTAGAGAAGGATTATACAAACAACAAATGGGAGAAATAGAACACAACCTAACTCCTTATATAAAAGACGATGGCCAAGCGCCAGAGTTTGAAGTTATACACAATGATGTGTGGTTATTAGAAGACGATCACCATAAGAATATACAAGATAAAATGAGAAAGTTATCAGAAAACTATGCTAGAACATTGCCAGAAAGACGTACACACAAGTAAAAAGAGCTGTACATATAGAAAATGGGTTCTAAATAAAACAATTTATAAATAGTTGCGATGATAATAATTAAACTTGTGTCATTACATAAGATAATATAAACCGAGGAGAAAAACATGGCATTTCAGCTATCACCAGGTGTTCTCGTAACAGAGAGGGACTTAACCAGTGTTGTTCCAGCAGTCGCTACTACAGTAGGCGCGATTGTTATAGACGCACAATGGGGTCCTGTTAACGAGATCACAACAATTAGTTCAGAGAACAAATTAGTTGATACCTTCTTAAAACCTGATTCAACAAATTATGAATCATGGTTAACAGCAGCTAGCTTTTTGGCTTATGGTAGTAATCTTAAAGTAGTTAGAAGTATAGACGATACAACAGCATTGAACGCAGGTTCAACAGCAGGCGTCTTAATTACTAACGAAGAAGACTACGACAATAACCATTCTAGTGGCGAAGGTTCTAATGGTATATGGGCAGCAAAACATCCAGGAGTCATAGGCAATTCGCTTAAGGTTTCATTTGCAGACTCAAGTAACTACGATACTAACTCAGTAGCATCCGCTACAGTTAGTGCAGGAGGATCTAGTTATACTAGCTCTCCAACAGTTGCTTTTGCAGCACCAGGTTCGGGAATTACAGCAACAGGTACAGCTACAGTTAGTGGCGGTGCAGTTACTGCAATTACTATAACGAACCCTGGTAACGGATATTCCAGCGCACCAGCTATTACATTCAGTGGAGGAGGCGGATCTGGAGCAACAGCTACAGCCGTACTCGCAACTGATTGGACTTACAAAGCAAACTTTTCCCGTGCACCTTTAACATCTACGAATGTAGCATTAGTGGCAGGCTCAAATGATGAGTTCCACATAATTGTTATAGACGAAGATGGATTATTTTCAGGTGTAGCAGGTACAGTTTTAGAAAAATTCGAAGCAGTATCCAAAGCTTCCGATGCGAAAAGTCTACAAGGCGGATCAAATTACTATAAAGACGTGATTAATAATCAGTCTGATTTAATTCGTTTCACAGACCAACCAGCAGGGGACAGCACTTGGGGCACAGCTTCAGCAGGAACAGCATACACATCAGTCTTTACAGCAGCAGAGTCTACTGTAAGCCTGACAGGTGGCGTTTCCGACGCACCAGACAGTGGAGATATTCAAACATCTTACGCATTATTTGGAGACGCAGAAACTACTGACGTCAACCTAGTAATGACAGCAGGCTGGTCAAACGTGGATAAAAAGTGGGTACAAGATAACGTAGGCAAAGTCAGAAAAGACTGTATTGTTTTCGTATCACCACAATCTACATCAGTAGTAAACAATTCCGGTTCAGAAGTTACACAAATAAAAAGTGATAAGGCAGCAATGTCAGCCACATCTTATAGTGTAATGGATGGCAACTGGAAATATCAATACGACAGATACAACGACGTATATAGATGGGTTCCATTAAATGGAGATATAGCAGGTCTATGTGTAAACACAGACAACGTTAGAGATCCTTGGTACTCACCAGCAGGCTTCAACAGAGGTCAACTCAGAAACGCAGTAAAATTGGCATTCAATCCAACTAAGGCGAATAGAGATGACTTATACCAAGACGGTGTAAACCCTGTTATAAATAGTCCAGGAAACGGTATCGTATTATTTGGGGACAAGACATTACTTGCAGCACCTAGTTCGTTTAATAGAATTAACGTTCGAAGATTGTTTATTGTTTTAGAAAAAGCAGTAGCAACAGCAGCTAAGTATCAATTGTTTGAATTTAACGACGCATTTACAAGAGCACAATTTACAAGTTTGCTTACACCTTTCTTAAGAGACGTCCAAGGACGTAGAGGAATATATGACTTTAAAGTTATATGTAACCAAAGTAATAATACAGGCGAAGTAGTTGATAGAAACGAATTTGTAGCAGACATATTTATTAAGCCTGCCAAAACTATTAACTTCATACAGCTTAACTTTATTGCCACAAGAACTGGTGTTGCATTCGAAGAAATTGGCGGGTAACGTATAAATAGTACAAAAGGAGAATATCAATGGATATTACAGAATTTAAAGGTAAATTAGGAGCAGGAGGCGCTAGGCCTAATCAGTTTTTAGTGACCCTAAACTTTCCATCATCATCCCCCGCCGAGACGAACTATAGCATATTGGTAACAGGAGCAGCCTTACCGGCTTCAACTGTTAACCCTGCTATCATACAGTATCGCGGAAGGGAGGTCAAATTAGCTGGCGAAAGGATCTTTGATCCCTGGACCATCACTATTGCTAACGACACTGAACAGAGTCTTAGACGACCTTTTGAGAATTGGATGAATGCTATGAACGATAGGGAATATAATACGGCTGAGTCATTACACCCAGCTGATTATCAAACGCTTATGCACGTTGAACACAAAGATCGTAACGATAACACCTTACCAGGTGGAAGCTACACATTACACGATGCGTTTCCAATAAATATGTCAGAGATTGCATTACAATATGCACAGAACGACGTTATTGAGGAATATACAGTTACGTTTCAGTATCAATGGTACAGCGTTATTTAATCCCTTAGGGAGTAGTAACAAGGAAAATTATGGATTTATTTGGGTTTGAAATAAAACGGAAGGAGACGCCACAGAGTGAAAAGTCATTCGTGGCGCCTTCAGATGACGGTGCAGTAGAGTCAATTAGAGCGGGTGGGTACTATGGTACCTACATGGACCTGGAAGGGATCGCACAAACCGAAGCTGAATTGATTAAACGGTATCGAGACATTGCCTTAATGGCAGACGTCGATACGGCCGTTGAAGATATAATCAACGAGTCGGTTGCACAGTTGGAGAATGAATCTCCAGTTGAAATCAACCTTGATGATGTAAAACTTTCATCAAGTGTTAGAAAAAGCATGGCCGTTGAATTTGAGAACATAAAGAACATCCTGGACTTTAAGGATAGAGCCCAGGACTACTTTAGAAGATGGTATGTAGATGGACGGATTTATTTCCATAAGGTAATAGATCTTGAGAAACCTAAACAGGGTATAGTAGATATTAGATACATTGACCCTAGAAAGATTAGGAAAGTACGTGAAGTTAAGAAGGAGAAAAATCCTTCTGGTATATTGTTTGTAACAGAGGTTAAAGAGTTTTTTATATATAATGATAAAGGCGTAACTCAGAAACCTGGAGCGTATGTAGCACCTGAGAATCAGCAAGGGCTGAAAATAACAAAGGATGCTATAGCTTTTGCTCCAAGTGGTTTAATAGATCACGATAAACAAATACCTTTATCGTATTTGCATAAGGCCATCAGGCCAGCAAACCAACTTCGTATGATGGAGAACGCAGTAGTAATTTATAGAATTACAAGGGCTCCTGAAAGACGAATATTTTATGTAGATGTTGGTAACTTGCCGAAGATGAAGGCAGAACAATATCTAAAAGACATTATGGATCGTTATCGTAACAAGTTAGTTTACGATGCTAATACAGGCGAGATCCGTGATGACAAGAAGTTTATGTCAATGTTGGAAGACTTCTGGTTACCCAGAAGAGAAGGCGGGACAGGAACACAGATTGATACTTTGCCAGCAGGTCAAAACCTAGGGCAAATAGAAGACGTAGAATACTTTCAACGTAAACTATATCAATCGTTGAACATTCCTATCTCTCGTTTGGAACAACAAGCTGGTATGAACTTTGGTAGAGCAGCTGAGATTAATAGAGACGAGATGAAGTTTACAAAATTCATCATCAAGTTAAGAAGAAAATTCTCAGTTATGTTAAGCGATCTTTTAAAGACGCAATGTTTACTAAAAGGTATTCTAACCGAAGACGATTGGAATCAGATTAAAGATGATATAATGTTTGAGTTTGCTACGGATGCTTACTACACAGAGTCTAAAGAGCAAGAGATTTTAAGAAGTAGAGTAGAAGTATTAAACGGATTAGCAGCATACATAGGAACATTTTTTAGTAAAAGTTACATACAAAAGAACGTTTTAATGTTGACAGATGAACAGATTGAACAGATTGAAACTGAATTATTGGGTGAACCTCAATACCAGAGACAATATCAATGGAGTCCATTGTCAGCAGTAGATCAAGCAGCCCCTAACGGTGCTGGTAATATAGAAGATGAGGTTCCAGGGGAAGGAAATCCCGAAGGACCCCCTAATGGAGGAATGTAAAAATGGCAGAAGATTTAGATCAAAGTAAAGAAATTAATGATATGTTAGACAACATGATAGCTGGTAAAGCATCAGATGTCCAAACAGACTTTAATAGCTTAATGCAAGATAGGACAAACCATGCAATGGATGTACAAAGAGTTGAAACAGCAAAACAGATGTTTCATCCTCAGAGTGTAGCACCAGAGGGTATTCCTATAGAAGGTGAACCATTAGAATTAGTGGATATTGATCCAACAACAGGTATACCTGTTGGAAACGAGACAACAGATTGAGAACGTTTAACGATTTTAGAGCAGGAGTTATTACCGAAGCTCCTACCGATGGTGTTGCAAAAGGCTCACTAGAAGGCGATAAGCACATGTGCGCTAGTAAAATCTTTCACAAAGAGTGGAAGGAAGGCAAAACTATTATAGGTGAACATGCAGAACCAGATGCATATGGAAAAATTAGCTGGTATAAAGTTATGTTTGAACACGGTATAGAAAAAGTTGAAGTGGATGATGAGGACGTAAAGGTTCTTGAAGAGAATAAACATATTAACCACAGTAATAAAAAGAAATATAACTTACCAACATAGGAAAACAAATGGCAGTCACAGTAAACAACTTAAAATTAACTCAAGTCCAGGGCGTGGTTAGTGTTAGGGGGACTGCAGCGACAGGAACAATAGCTTTAGCAACAACACTAAAGAAGTCTTCTGAAACGCAAAGCTCCCCAGCAGTAAACATTAAAGGGCTTCATTGGACATTGTCTAGCGGAGCAAGTGCTAAAGTGCAAAGAAACTCCGTTGTTCTATACGAACTATATGAAAACGGTCAACAAGACTTTTACGGTTTTAGCGACAATTCAGAAAATACAAGCGATATACTGGTTGTAATAGCAGGAGGCGATGGCGGAACAGTCATAGTTGATTGTGCTAAAGTATCTGGATATGGTTCACAACAACATCAAGACGCACCACTAGACACTGACGATGCAGGAAGTGTGTATGATGGTGGTACATTAGGATAGAACAATGAGACTAATTAAAGAATTTAACGAAAGTATTAATTACATTACAGAAGAGAGTAAGGATCCTAAGAAACCTAACATATTCATCGAAGGTGTATTTTTACAAGCAGATATAAAGAACAAAAACGGCCGTGTATATCCGAGATATACTATGCAGCGAGAAGTAGCGCGTTATGTTAAAGAAAACATTTTAACAAAACGAGCTTATGGAGAGTTAGGACATCCTGACGGACCAACGGTTAATTTAGACCGTGTATCGCACATGATTACATCTCTAAAAGAAGACGGCAACAATTTTATCGGGAGGGCGAAGATAATGGACACGCCTATGGGTAAGATTGTAAAAGAACTCATAAGCGAAGGTGCTCAACTAGGTGTTAGTTCACGTGGTTTAGGATCTTTGAAAGAGAGAAACGGCATTAACGAAGTACAAGATGACTTTATGTTAGCAACAGCAGCAGATATTGTTGCTGATCCTAGCGCCCCAGACGCTTTTGTTAGCGGCATAATGGAAGGAAAGGAATGGGTTTTTGTTAATGGTAAATGGACAGAACAAGATATTGAAGAAGCTAGAGCCACTATTTCTGGTGCTAATTCAGCACATTTAGAAGAAGAAAAGCTCCAAGTCTTTAACAATTTCTTAAATAAACTGTCCAAAATCTAATAGAAGTCTTAATAACTATAAATAGTTTATTAGATTATATTAAAACTAGATAATCCGAAAAATAAGGAGAGAAGAAATGGGAGTAGAATCCAAAATCAGAGAACTGCTTGAAGGAAAGCTTCAGGACGCTACCGTAGCAGTGATAGATGAACAGGAAGCAGGAGACAGAATCTCGCCTATGCAAGGTTCCAGCTCTAAAGCTAACTTACCAACATCTACAGCGGACCCACACCGTCCGTTGGACAAAACAGCTGGTGACAAAACTAATCCTTTACAAGGTAATTCCAATCCAAACCCTGAACAGCAAGACCTTAGCGGTACTAGCAATCCAGAAGGCGGATTAACAAGCCCAGTAGGCAAAGCAGCTTCCGATAAAGCTTCTAAGGCTCCTGGACTAGAAGGCGCAGGCGCTGGTAAAGCCCCTAACTTTAATGACCAAGAAGATGCTCGTTCAGTCGTAAACCAACCTAGCTCAGCAGGCAACAGAGGACCTGTTGGCGAGAGCGAAGAAGGCAACGATGAAGCAACTTTAGAGGAAGAAGAAGTAGCAGAGGAAGAAACTGTAGAGGAAGAAGAAGTAACAGCAGAGGCAGAAGAAGTCATAGCAGAAGAAGAAGAAACTGAAGAAGAAGCTGAAGCTTCCGAAACACTTTTTGAAGAAGACATTGCTAACTTGTTTGCCGACGAAGAGCATCTTTCAGAAGAATTCAAAACAAAAGCAGCCTCATTGTTTGAGACTGTCGTTGTAGCTAGAGTCAATCAACAAATAGATTCCATAGAGGATTCACTTGTTGAGGAAGCCAATAAGGCTTTTGAAGAAGCTAAAGAAAAGCTAGTAGAAAACATTGACAAATATCTCAGTTATGTAACTGAGCAATGGATGTCAGAGAATGAACTAGCTGTTGAGAATGGCCTGAGGAATGAAATAACTGAGAGCTTTATTAAAGATCTTAAAGAAACGTTCCAAAACCATTACATCGATGTCCCTGAAGACAAATTCGATGTACTAACAACTCAACAAAAGGAAATAGACGAATTAAAATCTAAGTTAGACGAAGAGATTAATAAGTCTGTGGAAATCAGCGAAGACAGAGAACAACTACAAAAGGAACGGGTATTCCATTCCGTGGTTAACGATCTAGCTGAAACAGAAGTGGAAAAGTTTGCAACTTTAGTGGCTGACGTAAGTTATGACACCGAAGATTTGTATACTCAGAAACTAAATGTTATCAAGGAAAACTATTTTCCTAAGGCGAAAGTTGATGATAGCGATAAGCTAGAAGATAGCGTTGATCAGGGAGCATTAGACGACGGAACAGTGATGAGCAAATATGTACAAGGTATTACTCAAGCTACTAAGTTTTCTGATGTTAAAGGTTAAAAATTAAATTTTTTATAAATAATTAGGTTATAAAATATAACAAACGTAAAAACAAGGAGAAACTGATGTATCTTTCAGAAGAACTACAGAAAAAGTGGCAGCCCGTATTAGAGCATCCAGATCTACAAGAGATCTCGGATCCTTATAAGCGTGCGGTTACGACAGTGGTCCTTGAAAATCAGGAGAAAGCTCTCCGTGAGGAGAAGGAATCCCTTTTCGAGGCAACCCACACAAACCAAACAGGCGCAGGCGTAAACAACTACGATCCGATATTAATATCGTTAGTACGACGTGCACTGCCCAACCTTATGGCTTATGACGTTTGTGGTGTACAACCAATGTCAGGTCCGACAGGTCTTATCTTCGCAATGAAGTCACACTATGCTACTATGAGTGGCACAGAGGCTTTATTTAACGAAGCAGACACAGACTTTTCGGGTGCAGGAACACACGCTGGAGCGAATCCAGTAGACGGTTCTTACACAACTGGCACACCAGTATCCACAAGCACTGCAGAAGGCTTCGGAGACTCAACTACCCTAAATGAAATGGCGTTTTCAATCGAGAAGACAACTGTTACTGCTAAATCAAGAGCATTGAAAGCAGAATATACAGTTGAACTTGCACAAGATTTGAAAGCTGTTCATGGGTTAGATGCAGAATCTGAACTAAGTAATATTCTTTCACAAGAAATACTTGCAGAAATTAACCGTGAGGTTATTAGAACTATCTACAAAGTAGCAAAAACAGGCTCAGCCTCTACTGCTACAGCTGGTACTTTCGACTTAGATGTCGACAGTAACGGAAGATGGTCCGTAGAAAGATTTAAAGGTCTATTGTTTAACATTGAACGCGATGCTAACGTAATTGCACAAGACACAAGACGTGGAAAAGGTAATTTTATTATCTGTTCTTCAGACGTGGCGAGTGCGCTTGCAATGGCTGGTGTTTTAGACTATGCTCCGGCATTATCAACAAACTTAAACGTTGATGACACAGGTAATACATTTGCCGGCGTTCTAAACGGTCGTTACAGAGTTTACATAGATCCTTACTCAGCAAACACAGGAGCTGCTAGCCAGTTCTATGTTGCTGGTTATAAAGGCACAAGCCCTTATGACGCAGGTCTTTTCTACTGTCCATATGTCCCACTTCAAATGGTTAGGGCGATAGACCCTAGCACATTCCAACCTAAGATTGGTTTCAAGACTAGGTATGGCATGATTGCTAACCCATTTGTAATGCAGGCAGACGGAACGACTGACGGTGATACTTTCACTGCAGACCGTAACCAGTATTATAGATCAGTAAAAGTTACAAACTTAATGTAAATTAAGTAGTAACCTTTAAGGTTCAACATTAAAACACCCGCTTTCGCGGGTGTTTTTTTGTCTAAAATATCTATTTTAGGTTAACGAACTCGTTAAATTGTTTTGCAACTTCAATAACATCTTGTGCAGTGATAGATCTAACTGGTAGATCTTTTTTACTCTCTGGATGATTGTCGTTGAATAGGTGTGTAGCATCTGTCTCTTTATTGATATTACTCTCTAAAAGGCCTTCTGCTAAACTAAGTAGGTCGGCTCGGATCTCGAACCCTGATTTATTATCTGACATTATATTCTCCTGTGTGTGTGTCATGTCCAACATTGGACAAAACTATTTATACAAAAGGTATTCAACCTTCTTTACATATGGTTACAAAGAAAGTATTATAAATACTATTATATAACGGAGGCCGTATGGCGTATAGTAAGAAAGTAATAGATAGATTCGAATCGGTATTAAACAACCCACACAAACACGCAGTTGGCAGATTTGATCCTAATGATCCAGATGTAGCTACAGGAATGACAGGAGCCCCAGCATGTGGTGATGTCATGAAGTTAGATCTTAAATTAGATCCCGAAACGGATACAATTTTAGATGTGAAATTTAAGACTTATGGTTGTGGCTCAGCAATAGCGAGCTCAACATTGTTTGTGGAGATGCTTAAGGGTAGGACTATTGAACAAGCTAAACTTATTAAAGATAAGGATATAGCTAAAGCACTAGAATTACCAGCCATTAAGTTACATTGTTCTGTATTAGCAGAAGCTAGTATTAATCAAGCAATCACACATTGGGAACAGAAGAAAGAGGCTCGTAACCATAACGGAGGACCTGAGTGAATATAGATTTTACTGATGATGCTCTGGTGAAAGCTATAGAAAAGATAGAAACAAATAATAAAGCAGGCATACGCTTTGCTTTAGACGGTGGCGGGTGTGCAGGATATCAATATGATTTTAATTATGCTGATGGGCCTGAAGAGAGTGATGTTGAACTTGATTTTGGAAAATTTAAGATGTGGATAGATGCAATGTCAGAAAATTATTTAGATGGTACAGTTATCAGTTGGAAAAAAGAAGGATTAAACGAAGGGTTTCATTTTAATAACCCATCAGAAGTATCATCATGTGGGTGTGGAGTATCAGTACAATTTTAAATCATGGCATACATAGGAAAGTTTAAAGCAAACACACCAACAAGGAAGTGTTCGAGTCAAGGCCAAGGAGGCAGAGGAAGAAGAACAAAAATTTCTACAAGTACAATGAACAAGAATAGAAGACGAAGCTATAAAAAATATAAAGGACAAGGTAAATGACAACAACGAACATTAGCAATGTATCAGAGGCAAGTTGGAGTAGTAATAATCCTAATGAACTGGATTATTTAAGACCCAATGCCTTTAAATTTCAGATACACAACATTCCTAACGTGTCTTACTTTTGTCAAGCAGCAAACATTCCAGAAATGAATCTACCACCTGCTGTTATGTCAACGCCACTTGTTGATATACCTTTTGCAGGAGACAAATTAGACTTTGGTACGTTAATGATACGATTCTTAATACAAGAAGACATGAAAAACTTTAAAGAGCTATATGACTGGCTTGTTGGATTAGGATTTCCAGAATCACATGCACAATATTCAACTTTTGGAAAGAGTCAGGAGTATAGGTTCCCTGATATAAGTCCTACTAAACAAAAGGCACTAGGCCAACACTCAGACGCAAGTTTATTTCTATTAGACTCAAACAACAATCCACTTTCTCAAATTATATTTAGAGACGCCTTCCCTATTAGTTTACAGGGGTTAGACTTTGAAATTTCAACAGGACAAACAGACTATATGGTAGGTGTTGCCATGTTTAGATACAAAGACTATGTAATTGAAACATCAACACAACCGGTTTCGTTTGTGGCTAGTAATATAGGACCAACCATTACATCATCAGCTTACTGGTGGGCAGCAGAGAACCAAACAGCTATTGGTACCATCGTGGCTACTGATCCTGAAAATAATACACTAGCATATACCGTAACAGGTACAGACGCAGGCGCTTTAACACTCAACTCAACGACAGGAGTATTAACGTTTACTACTGCACCAAATTTTGAAGTGAAGAGTAGCTATAAAGCAACAATCAACGTTACCGACGGCTCATTTACAGCAAAACAGAACATCATTATTACAGTTACTGACGTCGCCGAATAAACGGTACTCTTGCCACTTGATTCTTAGTTAGTAACCAACTATACTATACATATGATTACATTAAATGAACTGCAGGACATGTGGGTTGAGGATTGTAAAATTGATGATCTCAATTTAGGTCCGGAGTCTACGAAAACACCTGAACTACATGCTAAATACCTAAACATGTTATCCACGTTCAAATTAACATCACGCAAAAACAAATCCAATTTACTATCTTTACGACGCGTCAAGTGGCAGTATTATCGAGGTGAATTGACACAACCAGAACTTAACAACTTAGGGTGGGATCAGTACCTAGGCAACGCTCCTTTGAATAATCAAATGAATGACTTCTTAGACACTGACCCTGATGTTATTAAACTAACTGATAAAGTCGAGTATATAGACACTTGTATAACCCTCTGTGAGGGTGTTATGAGGTCCTTAAATAGCCGTTCCTTTGATATTAAAAACGCTATTGAGTGGACCAAGTTTACGAACGGCCTTTTATAGTGGTAAAAAAATGACGACCTTTTTGGAGCAAAAAAAGTTTTGATAAAAGTAAAACAAAAAGATTCAGTATATCTTAGAATAGATACAGACTTGAGTACTGATCAAGAGATATCAGACTTTTTTACCTTCGATGTTCCTGGTGCTAAGTTCATGCCACTATACAGAAATAGAATGTGGGACGGAAAGGCTAGACTATATAGCATGTACACGAAAGAATTATATGTAGGGTTACTACCTTACTTAAAGGACTTTGCTAATACATTAGAATATGAAATGGAAGTAGACGTAGATGATATTAGTGAACAAACAGATGTAAAACTATTAACAGACTCATTAAGGTTACAAGCAAATGGCAAAAGAATTCAAATTAGGGACTATCAGAGGCACGCGGTTGATCATTGTATTAGAGAAGGTAGATCTTTACTTCTATCTCCCACTGCTAGTGGTAAGTCTCTCATTATATATTCTCTTATAAGGTATCACCAAGCAAGAGGACGCAAGCAACTTATTGTAGTACCAACAACATCATTAGTAGAACAGATGTATGGTGACTTCGAGGATTATGCTAGTGCAGATCCGTGGAAGGTATCAGAAAACTGTCATAGAATATATGGAGGCAAGGAAAAGAGTAATGAATGGCCAATAACTATTAGTACATGGCAATCAATATACAAGTATCCAAAAGCATGGTTCAAAGACTTTGATGTATTCTATGGTGACGAGGCTCATTTATTTAAGGCTAAATCACTTACAACTTTAATGAATAAATGTACTAACACACCCTATAGGATCGGGACTACGGGTACATTAGACGGTACTAAGACTCATAAGTTAGTATTAGAAGGCACGTTTGGACCTGTACATAAGGTAACAACTACTAAAAAACTAATGGACGACAAACAGCTAGCCACTTTAAAAATAATATGTTGTACATTAAATTATAAAGATGCTGAAAAGAAAGATATGAAAAAGAAAACATATCAAGAAGAGATAGATTGGCTTGTTACTAATCCTCAGCGAAATGAGATCATTAGAAACTTAACGATAGCACAAGACGGCAATACATTATTACTATTTCAGTTCGTAGAAAAGCATGGAAGGGTATTATATGATATGCTTAAAGGTGAAGATCGTTCTGTGTTCTTTGTACATGGCGGAACAGATACACAAACAAGGGAAGAAATAAGAGCATTAACAGAAAAAGAAGAGGACGCAATCATTGTCGCTTCGTACGGTACATTTTCTACGGGTATAAATATAAGGAACCTACATAATATTGTCTTTGCCTCTCCTAGTAAGAGTAGAATTAGAAATTTACAATCAATTGGAAGAGGACTTCGTAGAGGAGACAAAAAGGTTGTATGTAACTTGTTTGATATTGGTGATGACTTATCGTGGAAATCACACAAGAATTATACATTGAATCATTTAATAGAACGTATTAAACTCTATAACGAAGAAGGGTTTAATTATAAATTGGTGAAAATAAATGTCTAAACAAGAAATAAGCATCATTAAATTGATGGACGGCTCAACGTTAGTCGGTAAAATTAGTTATGGAGAAGACGTGGTAAATATAGAACACCCTATTGAGTTAGTACCCCAAGTGGTACCTACACCAGGTGGTTTTATCGGCGAAGCAATTAATTTAAGGCCTTGGATAGCAGTGGCAGAAGAGCAGGCGTTTCAAATAGAACGTAGTAATGTTATTACAGTAGCAAATTTACAAGCAAACTTTATCCCTGGCTATCATAGAATGGTTAAGTCAATATATTTTGGCAGGCCTGAGTGGCGTGGAGACTTCATAGAAGATAACAACGATTTTGAAATTGAAGAGCAACTACAAGAATTAGATTTAGAAACATTAGAAGAACTAGCAATTGCGGTTATAGAAAAGAAAATACATTAGGAGTATATTATGGCAAAAAGGAGAGACCCAAACTCAGCACACTACATTGACAACAAGGAAATGCTTGTCAAGATAAGTGAGTACAGAGTTAAAAGATTAGAAGCAGAAGAATGTGGCGAACCCAAACCACGAGTTACAAATTATTTAGGTGAATGTTTTGTTAAAATAGCAAACCACTTAGCGTTTAAATCAAATTTTGTAAACTACACATTTAGAGATGAAATGATTCTAGATGGTATTGAAAATTGTCTTACATATATGGACAACTTTGATCCAGCAAAATCTAAAAATCCTTTTGCGTACTTTACACAAATCACATACTACGCTTTCATTAGACGTATCCAAAAAGAGAAACGTCAAATGGAAACGAAATTTAAATACATTAAGAGTCTAGATATAGAACAAATTTTAGCACATGGTTCTGATGGCGACAGTCACAACAATGAGTACCTTAGTTATATGAGAAATATCATTGAACAGGCTGAAGCAGATAATGCAAAAGCAGACAAAGCCAATGAAGGTAAGAAAGTAGTTAAGCGTAGACCAATATATTTAGACAAGAAAATTAAAGCAAAAGAAGCAGCAGAAGCGGCAGCAGCAGCAGAAGCAGAAAAAGGACAAGTAGGTACTTGACTCGAGGTTAGTAGACCATATATAATGTTACATAATGAAGATAAGATATAGCGAAGTATTTTATAGCGTACAAGGTGAAGGAAGATTTGTAGGAGTTCCGAGTATATTCCTACGAGTTTTTGGTTGCAACTTTGAATGTAGAGGTTTCGGACAGGAGAGAGATAATTTAATCCCTGTCGAGGAAATGCCTTACTTTACAGATCCCAAAGCAGATAAAAACCATCCCGAAGCATACAAATCAATAACAGAATTACCTGTTACACCGGTAGGGTGTGATAGCTCTGCCAGTTGGGCTATGAAATATAAACATTTACAATTAACAGAGACATTAGAAGAAGTGTTTGATCGTATTGTTAAACTATTACCCAATGGTAGGTTTGACGAGAAGAACGATATCCATTTAGTCATTACAGGTGGTGAACCTCTACTGGGTTGGCAACGGTGTTGGCCAGCCCTTTTAGAGATGTGTAAGGAAGTAGGTTTACAGAATGTTACTTACGAAACTAATGGCACACAAGATTTACAAAAACAATTGATAGACTATTTTAATGGTGACGGTAAAGACATACATGTAACTTGGAGCACCTCACCTAAATTAAGTTTATCGGGTGAAGAAGTGTTTGATGCATTAATCCCAGAAGTATTATTGGGTATGCAAGAGGTAAGTAACAGTCATTTATATAACAAATTTGTTGTTCGAGACATAAATGATTTTGAAGAAGTAGATATATTTGTAGAAGCATACAAAGATGCTGGAGTTAAATTGGACGCAGTTTACTGTATGCCTGAAGGCGCCACGTTAGAACAACAAACATTAACAGAAAAAGATGTAGCAGAGGCTTGTATGCAGACAGGATATAAATTCAGTCCTAGGCTACACATAACATTATTTGGCAACGCATGGGGGACATAAATGAAAAATAGATTATTAGATTGGATGGATAAAAAAGCAGGTGGGGTAACGGAGAGTGAAATTTATCAAAGTAGATGGGTATGGTACCATACTATATTAGCTTTTGAAATATTTTTTACTAACATTCTATTACTTGCAATACTATTACTTCTCGCAATTAAATTATGAACCAGAAACAGAAGCAAGCACTTAAAGAATCTCTAGTTACAGTTGGATCTGGCTTTGTTGTCAACTTTCCAATTAGTGTTGTGCTTTTATATATCTTTATTGATGTACTAGCATTATCAACCTTTACAGTATCAGCATTATTAACAGGCTGCTTTACTTTTATAGCCCTCATTAGAGTTTATACTATTAGAATGTGGTTTTCAAAATGATTAAAATTAAGGAAGCAGACAAACTTTATGTGGGCTGGCAGGAAATGCACCAACTGTGTATTCTTATGGCTCTAGTAATTAGCGAAAAAAAGTATAAAAGAATTGTAGGTATCAGCAGGGGCGGCCTTATTCCAGGAGTATGCCTGTCCCAATCATTAGACATTCCTTTTGAACCTTTACAATGGCAAACTAGAGATGGTGACCTTAGGGACACACTTTCAGTAGCATTAATGGCACTAGAAGATCCAAACGATATATTATTCGTAGACGATGTATGTGATAGCGGCCAAACAATAGAACAAATTAGAGATATCTTCCCTGAGAGTCACTGGGCTGTACTTTACTCCAAAAAGGGTAACATGGCTATTGACTTTGAAGGCTGTAGGCTTTATAATAACAAACAATGGATAGTATTTCCTTGGGAGAAAAAATGAGTACGAGTGAGAGAATAAGAACACGGTTAGAAGTAGACGGTAAACGTTACTACGCAGCCGATAACATATCACAATATATTAAACCCTTAGAGAAGGCAGAGTTAATAGAAGAACTTACGGAAAAGTTTGAAGGTGTTTTAGATGCTTTAATAATAGATAGGAAGAATGATCCTAACAGTATGGACACACCTAGGCGCTTAGCTAAGATGTATATATTAGAAATAATGGGTGGTAGGTATGATGACGACCCTAGAATAACAGCATTTCCTAATGATGGAAAGTATGACCAACTGATTACTGTTAGAATGGATTTAAAAAGCATGTGTTCACATCATCACCAACCAGTGAATGGTGTTTGTTATGTATCATGTATGCCAGGAGAAGAAGTTATTGGACTGTCTAAATATACTAGAGTGGCACAGCATTTAGCATCACGTGGACACTTACAAGAAGAGCTTTGTGAAATGATTGCAGAAAGAATTGAGAAACTTACAAAGTCTAAGGCAGTAGGCGTTTATATTAAAGCAAGACATGGGTGTTGTGAGAACAGAGGCATTAGAGCTAGTAACAGTAGCACACAGACAACGGTTCTAAAAGGAGAACTAAAGACGAACCCTTCATTAAAAGAAGAGTTTATGGACAATATAAAATTACAGGAGATGAATGGTGGACACGCTTAGTAGACAAATAGTATTAGATTTAGAAACACTTTCAACCAGATCTAATGCAGCCATTGTATCAATTGGTGCAGTAGCAATTGAGAATTTAGAAATAGTAGATGAATTCTATGTGAATGTAGACCCTAAAACTTGTAAAGAGGCAGGACTACACATAGATCCTTTAACAATAGAGTGGTGGGCCCAACAAGACTTGGAAGCAAGGAGTGCATTAACAGTCAATCCTGTTCCATTAGATGAAGCATTAGATAAATTTGCTACATTTTTTGGCGAAGGTAAAATATGGGGCATGGGTGCTAATTTTGATGTTGTTATAATGGAAAGCGCTATGACACTATCAGGTTGGAATACTAATAGAGATGCAAGAGATAAATTCCCTTGGAAGTTTTGGGACATTTTTTGTTTAAGAACTTTAATGAATGTTTTAGGTAAACGTTTACCCAAAGCAAATAACCACAACGCATTAGATGATGCAAAAGCTGAGGCAGAAATGCTAATTCAAATTTTAAAAACATGAAACATACTTTAGACTATGTAGTATCAGGAACCTCATACATGCGTTTGAGTAATCCTAACATTGCTTTTGATAAAACGAATACAAGCATTGTGTCTATGCTAATAAAGAAATTAGTACAAGATCAATTCAGCCATAAGTTTTCATTACTTTATAATGCACATACAGAACATTCTTTTGGTGATAGATTTAAACCATATCATGATGCTGCACATAGCATACATGCAGACTCAGGTGGACTTCAAATTATCACTCAAGGAATGACAATTACAGATGAATTAAAAGAAAAAGTATATAGGAACCAGGCTAAAGGAGCTGATGTTGGCATGTGTTTTGATGAGATACCTGTTATACTTACAGGGGAACGCTCAGATAGGAACGATGTTAAACAAAGGTTCTTTGACCACGAAAATTATGAGGAGTTAGCTAGAAAGACTGGACGCAATGTTAAAAAACAGTTAGAAATTTTTGAAGAAGAAGGTAGTAGCTGTGAACCATATATTATTCTACAAGGTAACGATGTAGATACTTATTTAAGATGGTATGAATGTTTAATGGAGGAGATACCTAGTGAATGGCATAGCAGGATCGGTGGTGTGGCAATGGGAGCAGCTGCTCTCGGAACAGGACCATTAGAAGATGTAAAAAGAGCCTTCATAGCATCAGAAATAGCGAAGACATGGCCACGAGATAAGATGCACTTACATATATTAGGCGTAGGTTCTATAAGACGTATAGTTCCTTACCTAGTCTTTTGTCAGAACGGTTTGTATGACAATGTAGAGATATCATATGACTCTACTACACACAGCAGGGCGGTTGAGACAGGGTTATTCTACATGGGACAAGGCACAACTAAGTTTAATAGACAGATGTCTAATTTGTATCGCGAAATGTATCAAAACTGTATGAAAACGATCGATTTGGGAGTAGATTTAGACGAATTTCATCACTTATTAAACACCCCGAGTATGAAAGCTAAAGATGAATACGGCAATTTAAATACATGGTTGTATGTTAGAACAGCTTTTATACTAATGTCTATTAGAAACTTTATGCAACACTTAGAACAGATGTTGTTAGATAAGGACGCCCTTTTAAAGTTTACGAAGAAGATGAAACTTGATGGACAGTTTAGGAACCTATATAATGTAAAAAATAAAGATGATTATATAGCGTGGGAATCAAATCAATATTTAGGTGGGTCAATGAAGTCAATGGCAGTAGCCAGAGAGATGCCTGCTAGCCTGGAGGAATTATTTGGATGAAAAAGTTTATTAAAGTTAGTTTCCAGAAAGAAGGTATACACAAATACCCTGGAGCAAAAGATCTACCAGGTGTAGAGTTTTTACAGTATCCACACAGACATATCTTTCACTTCTATGTTACGTTAGAAGTTATGCACGACAATAGAGAAGTAGAATTCATCTTATTTAAAAGAGAGTTAGAGGAACAGTATGCAACAGGAATCCTCGAACTAGACTACCAGTCATGTGAAATGATGGCTGAAAGTCTTATAAATTATATAGAAGTACATTATCCTAATCGAGCAATACAAGTAGAAGTGTATGAGGATAATGAAAACGGGGCAATAGTACAGAATGATTTATTTAATTGATCTAGAGTATGTCGAAACAAGATATACTGCACAGTGGAAAACAGAATTTCCACAGTCAATAGCGGACAAGACAGGACAAGACATTACAGTTATTGAAGGCCCTATCATAGAGTCTGATGTTTCTTCAGGATCATTTTTAGATTTTGCCGCCACTAACATATACAAGTCAGAACAAACAAAAATATTAGCACAGTTCTTTGCAGAAGGTAAAATAAAAGATGGAGATCATTTTGTATTTGCTGATGCCTGGCACCCAGGTGTTTTAAATTTAAAATATATGGTAAGCCTATTGGGGTATGATGTTACAATACATGGCCTCTGGCATGCAGGAAGTTATGATACAAATGATTTCTTAGGTAGAGATATAGGACCTGTACCTTGGGTAAGGTATACAGAGTTAGCAATGTTCGATGCGTTTGATAAAAATTATTTCGCTAGCCAATTCCATATAGGTATGTTTGCTAGTGTTATGGCACCCGATCCTAGTCAACAAGAATATTTACAGAGTAAAATGGTTAGGACAGGCTGGCCAATGGAATATTTAGGACCCACTCTTGACAGAGATACTATAGGTGTAGAGAAACAAAACTTAATATTATTCCCACACAGAAACGCACCAGAAAAACAGTTAGAAATATTTAAAGACTTAGAAGCTCAACTACCTGAGTATGATTTTATTAACTGTGCAGAGTTTGATCTAAAGAAACCAGACTATCACTTGTTATTAGGGCAAGCAAAGATGGTGTTCAGTGCAAACTTGCAAGAGACATTAGGCATATCTTGTTACGAAATTATGAGGACAGGAGGTGTACCTTTTGTACCAAACAGACTTTCATATATGGAAATGTATGATGATGTGTTCAAATACCCTTCAATCTGGACAGAGAGTTGGGAAAACTATCAAAACAATCAAGAGAATTTAAAAAATAGAATTAGATATTTAATGGAGAACCAGAACAATAATGATATTCGTGGTGCATTAAATACTAATAAAGAAAAACTTGAGAAGCATTATTTCTCAGCAGAAAACTTATATCAGGAGTTAAGATGAACGGACAAGATCCATATATGGACTACAATTATTTTTCAACAAAAACATATGGACATGAACAAGGATTGTCAGCAGTCTTTAGACAACCAGGTGCAGTAAGTCATTGCAATTTACTACATGGCTACGCATTATCTTTTATGTTTAAGTTTGGCTGTGAACATTTAGATGATAAAGATTGGGTAATAGATTTTGGAGGACTAGGAGAGCTAAAAGAATGGTTAAAAGAAAACTTTGATCACAAACTTGTTGTATCCAAATCAGATCCACAGATAGATAAGTTTTTAGGCTTAGAAGAACTAGGTTTAGCTGAGGTAGTAGTAATGAATGGTGTTGGTTGTGAGAAGTTTGCAGAACATGCATTTCATTTTGCTAATGACTTGGTAAATAATATGACAGGCGGGCGATGCTATTGCGTTGCTTGTGAAGTAAAGGAACATGGGGCCAATTCAGCGATATACGAGGGCTAACTATGAAAGTAGCTCTTGTTACAGACACTCATTTTGGTGCCAGGTCAGACAATTTAGCCTTTGATAAGTTCTTTGCTAGATTTTATGATGAAGTTTTCTTTCCTTACTTAGAAAAAGAAGGCATAAAAACCATATGTCATTTAGGTGATGTATTTGATAGACGGAAATATATTAATTATAATATACTCCAGTCTTGCAAGAAGTATTTTTTCGATAAGGCTCGTGACTTAGGTATTGAGATACATTTAATACCAGGCAATCATGATACTTATTTTAAAAATACAAATGAAGTAAACTCTCCTAGCCTATTGTTAGGAGAATATAATAACATCACAATATACGAAGAACCCACAGTCGTACAACTCGACAGGGAGAAGGTATTGATGTTACCATGGATATGCACGGATAATTATGAACAAACAATGGAAACAATTGATACAACAGACGCAAAGACTTGCTTCTCGCACTTGGAACTCACAGGGTTTCTCCTGGTTCCTGGAATGCCTAACTTACATGGTATGGACGCTGCTATTTTTAGCGAATTTGATCTTGTTGTTAGTGGGCACTTTCATCATCGCCATAGTAGAGGCAACGTTACTTATATGGGAAACCCTTATGAAATTACTTGGAGTGACTACAACGACCCCAGAGGTTTCGCTATTTACGACACGAGTAAAAGAGCTTTGGCATACCATAATAACCCATTTAGACTTTTCTATAAAATCTATTACGACGACTCCCACTTCGAAGGTGTTAATGACATCGCTAATTTTGATTTCGATAGTGTTGTTGGCGGTGCTGTAAAACTTATTGTAAGTAAGAAGACAGACTTCAAAAAGTTTGACCACTTTGTAGACAAACTATATCAATGTGAGTTAATTGACTTAAAAATTATAGAAGACTTCTCAGAGTTTGAGGACGAAGCTATAGGTGAAGATGTAAACTTAGAAGATACAATGACACTACTAAAAGAATACGTTGATGTTGTTGAAACAGACCTATCCAAACAAAGAATAAAAAATCTATTGCAGAGCCTTTATATTGAGGCTCAAGACTCTCCATGATAACATTTAAAACTATACGATGGAAAAACTTTCTGTCGACAGGTAACGCATGGACAGAAATACAACTTGATAAATCTCCCAGCACATTAATTGTTGGAGATAATGGTAGCGGTAAATCTACAATGTTAGATGCTTTAACCTTTGCCTTATTCAACAAGCCATTCAGAAATGTATCTAAACCACAGTTAGTTAATTCAATCAACGGAAAAAAATTAATGGTTGAAATTGATTTTTCTATTGGTAAACGAGAGTATTTAATACGTCGTGGTGAATTGCCTAAGGTCTTTGAGATAGAAGTAAATGGTATTAAGTTAGATAAAGATGCCAACATAAGAGACTTTCAGAAGTATTTAGAAGAGAACATATTAAAACTTAATTACAAATCATTTACACAAATAGTCATGTTAGGGAGTGCCTCATTCACTCCCTTCATGCAATTACATTTAGGAGCTAGACGAGAGATCATAGAAGACATATTAGATATTACTATATTTACTTCTATGAATAAAGTTCTCAAAGACAAGATCACAATTTTAGAAAATCAAATCAAAACATTAGAAGGTGAGATCCAGATAGCCAAACAAAAGGCGACTCTTCAGGATTCATATATAAAGACGTTAGAGGATGATAAAAAGTCTAAAGTAGAGTCAATAGCAACAGCAATTAAGGAGGCGGAAGATGCGATCGAGACAGCGAGGACACTTGCGAAGGAGACAGCAAGCGAGAAGACGAGTCTGGGTGATGTCCATGAAAAGAAAGGAAGACTTGAAGACTACAAACGAAAATTTACCCTCCAAATCAACACCCATAGAAAAGACTTAGACTTCTTCCACAACAACGACGAATGTCCTACATGTCAGCAAGGGATAGCACATGACCACAAGGAAGTGATGACAGCCAGGGATAAAGAAAAGATAGATGAATTACAAATAGCCTTAGATGAATTGGAAGAAAAGTATGTTGAAGTAGAATCTCTTGTTGAAAAGGTACTTGAACTAGATCAACAAATAATGGACCATAACAATGAAAGTATTGCACAGCAAAGAATATTACAACGATTCCAATTAGAGTTATCGGATACACAAGATAAAGTAGGCGACATAACTAAAGAGAGAACAAAATTAAAAACCTTAGCTAAGAATGCTATAGGAAAACAACAAGAGAAAATAAAATTAACAGAAACAGGACACTATTATGAAGTAGCACAGTCCCTTTTAAAAGATTCTGGTATTAAAACTAAGATTATTAAAGCCTATTTGCCAATTATAAACAAATTAGTTAATAAATACCTAGCAGCCATGGACTTTTTTGTTCAGTTTGATTTAGATCAGACGTTCAAAGAAACAATTAAATCCAGGTTCAGAGATAAATTTAGTTACGCATCGTTTAGTGAAGGAGAGAAACAAAGAATAGACTTAGCGTTAGTATTTACTTGGAGGACAATAGCCAAGATGAAAAACAGCGCTAGTACAAATATCTTATTATTAGATGAGGTATTTGATAGTTCGTTAGATACAGATGGAACCCAATATGTTATGCAGTTATTAGAAACTATTGGCAACGATACTAATGTGTTCGTAATATCTCACAAGGGAGACCAACTATTTGATAAATTTAGATCAGTAGTTAAGTTTGAAAAGAAACAAAATTATAGTGTAATAGTATGATAGTAATATATGGAAAGCCAAGATGTAGTTTTTGTACAAGAGCAAAAGCTTTATGTGAAAAAGAAAATTTAGATTATGAATATAAGTTATTGGATGCAGATTATACCGCTGAAGAATTATTTAAATTAGTACCAGAGGCAAAATCTTTTCCTCAGGTATTCATAAATAACAAACCCATAGGTGGGTTTACTGAACTACAAAAATTGATACAACAGGGAGCAGGGTAATGGAAGACATGGTTGGTACCGAGGTGGCAAAAGTAACATTTGATGAGAATAGTTACATGCCTTTACCATCTAGCCTACGGATAGGGGAGAGTAATATACATGGACAAGGATTATTCTCAAAAGAAGACATACCACAGGGTACAGACTTAGGTTTGTCTCATGTGTTTGTAATGCACGATTGGGATGGCAAAGTTTGGGGCACTAAGTATTGGCAACGAACTCCACTAGGAGGATTTATAAATCATAGTGAAAGCCCAAACATAATCGCGGAAGTAGAGGGGCCTAACATAAACTTCTTTACTAAAAAGAAAATTAAAACTGGAGAGGAATTACTCATAAGATATGAACACGAAAAAATTACAGGACTCACAGCCTAAGTCTCATTCAGAGATTATGCAGGAACAGTTGGAACCTATAATACATCCAACAGAGTTTGATGAGTCTGACGACTTAGAAATGGCCAAGGCCATCGAAGCAAACATACCTAAGTATAAGTCGCCTGAAATCAGAACAGCAGATGAATTAGAACTTCTAAGATTTGATGATAAATTCTTATCCAGAGTGCCAGCACCGTTTCGTTTTGAAGATATGAATGAACACGGTGGGTTAGATCCTAAAGAAATAAAAGAAAGGTTACTCAAAGTTATGCAGCGAGACGGTGGTGTAGGTTTGTCTGCTAATCAAGTAGGTATAAACGCAGCTTGCTTTGTAATAGGAGACGGCAAAGACTTTGAGAAAATTTTTATTAACCCTAAGATAGTGGGCGTAGGAGAAGAGCAAGACTCTATTAAAGAAGGTTGTTTATCTTTCCCTGGCCTATTCTTAATGGTTAAAAGGCCTACTAAATGTGCCATACAATATTGGGACGAAGAAGGCGAGGAGATAATGGAAGAGTATCAAGGCGTCTCTGCTCGTGTAATATTACATGAGTACGATCACATGCTAGGACAAAATTTTACTATGAGGGTGTCCAGGGTTAAGTTAGAGAGAGCCTTAAAAGCCTTGCACAAGAAGACTAAGAAACACCAAAGGCAAAATACTTAGTCTTTATCTACATAAATAAGATTAAAGGAGAGAACAATGGCAGATGAATTTGATTTTGGTTTTACAGCTGTAGATGAGGTACCTTCCGAGGCACCTGTACAGCAGCCTGTCACTCCTTCTATTGATGAAGATAAGATACTTGATAAGTTACAAGAACTAGAATTAAAAATCTTAAATTCAGATAACAGCGGCATGGTTAACGAGCATAGATCGTTAATTGAAGCTGATGTTTCAACAAAACTTCGTGATGTAGAAGACCTTGTACTTCCTCTACTTTACAATTTGCAGAAGAACCCTGAAAAGGAATACATACATTGGCCAAATAGAACGGCTATCATTGATAAACAAATTGAAAGAATAAAGGCAGTAACCAGATATTATGAGCGAATCTAAACCAATTCAAAACCAAGCGCCAAACACAAGCAATGCGTATGAAAAACCAGTAGCCCGAATCTTTGATTTTTATATCTCAGGAGACATAAAAGAATCAAAAGAGTATCAAGACTGGAATCAGATGATGAGAAACTCAACTGAAAATGATGCAGTTATAATCCATATAAACTCTAACGGGGGAGATATATTTGCAGCAATACAGCTAATGAAAACAATGTCTGAAAGCCCATCAACTATTATAGCATCCGTAGAAGGTATGTGTATGTCAGCAGCAACACTTATATTCTTATGTGCAGATGTGTGTGAAGTCTCAGAACATAGTCACTTCATGTTCCATACTTACAGTTCAGGCAACTGGGGTAAAGGAAACGAACAATTAGCCTCAGTTATTGCAGACGATAAGTGGGCTAGACATTTATTTAATTCAGCTTACAAAGGATTTTTAGATCCAAAAGAGATAAATGAGATGATCGATGGGAAAGACTTTTGGATGGACCCAACAGAAGTTAAGAAGAGATTAGAAAAAAGAAATAAAGTAGCTAAAAGAAAGCAAAATAAGAAAGCAAAAGCGATCAGAGGTATTAAATGATTAAACAATATTGGAAAATTACATTCATAAGTTTATTTGTATTGGCATTGATGGTATATTCATCAACAGCAAATGCTAATAAGACAACAGATGATATTTTAAAGGCATTTGTAGTTTATAAAATCGCTACAGAAATTGATAAGAAACAACCCTTTAAAGGAAAAGAACCTCCCTGTGCAAGAGCAGGCGCTAAGTGGGTACCAGGTGTACTCCCTGGAGAACGAGGTAGAGTTATAAGATATCCAGTATGTCCTAACTTAATGATGCCATACGGAGGGTTAATTAAGGTTAAGAAATAATGAGAGCGTTTATAATGATGTTGGTGGTATTACTTCCCACCATAGGACTAGCAGAAGTAGAAGAAATAATAGTAGTAGGATCAAAAGTTTCAACTGGATATTCAGATCCAGCACACGACAACTCTGCAATAGAAGGAGTTGAATCAACAAAAGTTTATACTCCAGGCGGCCCTGGAGGGTTTACAGCAGTAGGCTTAAACGGCACAGACTCAAAACACACAGCAGTATATAGAAATGGAGTACCTGTTAACGATCCATCAGCAGGTTGGTATGATTTTGGAATAGACTTACCTGCGTGGCAAGACTATAAGAAAATTACAGGACCTAATAGTGTATTGTTTGGAAGCTCCTCAATGGCAGGAACGATTCTTATAGAAGATACATTTGAAAAACATGTTTTTTATAAGGGAGGAGACTCATCACAGTTCATAACAGGTGGCAATGAATGGTTTCAAATAGCAAGGTACAAAGGATCAATAGGATCTGTAAAGACAACAAACACAGAGGAAGATTGGTATGATAATACAACACTTAAAACCAAAGCAAATTATGCTGGCTTCGATGTTGTTATGGTGTCTCAAGATTATTCTTACGACTATGATGATTGTTTACCTAGTTCTATTGAATATAATGATTGTAATCAGTCTGGATATAAAACCGATATATCTATTAGGAATGATTGGTTAACATTAGGATACAATTTAAATGCCGCTGAACATAATACAGGCTGGGGCACTAAAAGTTCTAGACTATTTGCAGATGCGAAGTACAAATATAAGAATTTCTTAACAGGTGTAACAGCACAACAAGAAGATTATGATTTCTATTTTAGATCACCCGTCCCTTTAAGATATAATGATTGGAGAGCAGGTGTTTATTTTAATTGGTCTACAGAACAAACAGCACCCGAAAGATCATCTGTAATTCCATACAAACTTGGAATAGGTTATCGTTATGAAGACGATGTTCAAACAGGTAGAGTGGGTGTAGAAGTAAATGACTTTAGAGTCTCATTAGGAAATAGCTATAGGGTTCCAAACTTATACGAACGCTATGGAGACGAGTTAGTAAAACCCAATCCACTTTTAGATGCTGAGAAGGGAGTAGGATTAGAAGTTGGTTGGAAAGACTTAACGGTTTGGCATTATGATTTTAGCAATGGAATAGATTTCAATTTTGCTGATTACCAATACATAAACACAGGCAAGTATCAATCTTCAGGGATTACTTTCAGTACGTCAATTAAAAACATTGATGTGATGTTAAAGTACACAGACACAGACAAACTTCAAGCAGCCAAGTATAAGACTAAGCTGTCATACTCAGACATGTTTGGCAAAATAGATTGGGCCGTATCTTATGTGGGTGAGTTTGATAAAGGTTTGGACTGGGCAGGCCGTCCCATAGATGATGTATCAACCTTAGACCTAACTCTAGGCTACTACCTGGGCTCAAGATACAGGGTCGGCCTCCAGATTAGGGACGTTTTCAACAAAAAGTTTGAAATCTTACCAGAATATGCAGCAGGTGGGCGACAATTCCTCATATCTTTTGACTTAACCTTGTAAGTCCTTGATTTTAGCCAAAAGAGTGATCACTCTTTTGAAATACCGCTTGATTTATGGTTCGAAAGAGTGCATAATAGTAGTATAAACAATAAGAAGTGAGGACTTTAATTGAACCAAATACAATCCAAATCAATACTAGCCAAATGTTTAGCAACAGAAGACATTTCAATAGTACATGATGCTAAAATGCCAACAGCGGCATTTGATGTCAAAGCAAGAACTTTATACCTCCCACAGTGGAAGGACATGTCTCCTGAACTCTATGACTTATTCATAGGACATGAGGTTGGACATGCTCATGAAACACCTGCAGAAGGATGGCATGACGCAGTATGTGATGACGTAAAAAAGAAAAACTTCCTTAATGTAGTTGAAGACGTAAGGATTGAACGTAAGATTAAAGGTAGATATCCTGGCCTAGTTAGTAGGTTCTATAAAGGCTACAAAGAATTAGTTGATGGAGACTTTTTTGGAATAAAAGGTATAGACATTAACAAACTCCCATTAATTGATAGAGTGAACTTACATTATAAAGTAGGCCACATGATGGGAGTCAACTTTACTACTGAAGAACAAGATTTAGTTTCAAGGATAGGCAAAGCTGAAACTTGGAAGGACGTTGAAAGATTAGCTGATGAATTATTTGCAGCCAATAAGAAAGACGTTGAAGATAAAAAAGATGAATTAGAAAGCATGATTGATAAGATGATGCCTCAAAGATTCAAACAAGATCCTAACGGTGAAGAGCAACAAGAAGGTGAAGGCCAAGAATCCTCATCAGGTGATGAAGAAGAAGGCGACGAAGAAGAAACAGATTCATTTGGCGGCTCCGCTTCAGATGATGATGAAACTGAAGAAGAACAAGAAGCCAGAGAGGAAGCAGAACAACAGGCAAAACAAGATCAACGTGATAAGGATTACGAAGAATGGTTGAACAAGACTCCTGAAGAACGTAAAGCAGACGAAGAAGCCAAAGAGAAAGCTCAAGAACAATTTAAAAAAGATCAAGAGCTTAAAAAGCAATTGGATAAACTTCAAGAAGCTTTAGACAATGAAGGGTCAGTTACTGACAATGCTTTCAGAGAAAATGAGCAGTCATTAGTAGATCAAAATGCACATGACGTAATATATGTTACGGCTCCAGATATTAATCCCGAAGAGTTTATTGTTCCAATGAACAAACTGTATAACTGGGACAAATCTATTAGCCTACAAACAGCCGCCAAGATTGGTGATCATTTTGAAAACGTGACCCTGGCAAATGATAAAGTCTATGAAGTAGCTACTAAGCTGTATGACAAGTGGAACAGAACACAGACACCTATCATTAATAGTATGGCACAACAATTTGAACTTAAAAAAGCAGCAACTGCTTATAAGAAAGCTTCAATAGCCAAGATGGGCAAGTTAAATGAGGATAAGCTTTGGGCTTATAAATTAACAGACGATCTATTTCAAAGAGCTATGATAGTACCCAACGGTAAAAACCATGGCATCCTAATGTTCGTAGACTTATCAGGAAGCATGTACAGACACATGTCAGGAACAGTAGATCAACTAATGAACGTGGCAGCATTTTGTAGAAAGGTCAACATACCATTTGATGCTTATGGTTTTAGCACTGCATCTAGATCAGATCGTGATGGAGAACAAAACTGGTACGCAAAACATAAAGAAGAATTAAAAACTTTGGCTGAAGGCACTATGTCTATAGATGATCCTTCCTTTAGTTTAGTTCATATGTTGTCTTCAAAATGTTCAAAGAACGAACACATTAACGCAATGAAATATTTAAGTGTCATGAAATGTGGTTGGGACGATAGAAGATACTATGATGATTATGAATCAGGTGAGACTTGGGGCTATATTGAGAACCCATACTTTTGTTTGTCCAGTACACCACTTAACTCAACGATCATTGTAGGACAAAAGATAGCAAAAATATTTAGAAAGAAATATAACGTTGAAATATTAAGCACAATATTTTTAACAGATGGTGGAGCAACAGACAGCTTAAATTATGTTACTCACTTAGACTATCATAAAGAACAAAGAGAAGAACCTTGTGTAAGAGGACTTTATAATGAAACACCAGCCATCAAAGACGGTAGCTCAACAACCGTCCTAGATCAAAGCCCGGACCGTTATAACAGAAGAGAAATGGCTACTCCAGCATTATTAGAGTGGTACAAGCTCAGCACAGGTTCCAGGATGATTAACTTCCACATTGTCGATGGTAAAAAGAATCAATTCTGGGAAGAGTTTAATAAAAACAACTGGATGGAGAAAGGTGATGAACCACACACTAGCTACCGTCCATCATATGAATGGAACGACAGTGAATGGAAAGATTGTAATAAGAATAAGTTTATGGTTGTTGAAGACAGATATGGATTTGAACAACGGTTCCTGATCAAAGGAAAGGACGCTCTTAAAATTCAGGACCAAGAATTGAACGTTAGATCATCCAACAAGGGCGATTTGATGAGAGGATTTAGAGCTTTTAATAAAGGAAAGACAAATCAAAGGTTATTCTTAAACAAAATCATTGAGTTAGTAGCATAGATAATGCTTGACTTATGGTTCTAAAGAGTGCATAATAGTAGTATAAACAATAAGAAGTGAGGACTTTAATATGAAACAGATAGATCGAGAACGTTTACAGGAAAAATTACAAGCCGAGGATAATGGTACAAGTGTTTTTACTCGTAAACAAATTATAGAAATAGCCACTGGACTAGGAATTGGATTCCCAGCCTGGCTTCTTAATAAACCAACCTTTAAAGTAGACAGAGGCGTGTACAATTTGGCACCCATGTTTCAAGGTTCAGGTTTGAATGTTGCAACAGCTCCAGTGGCAGCTCCTAGAGTTCCACTTGAAGTAGTTCAAACACAGCTTCCAGCAGAGCTTGTCCAAGCTAAGCTTAGGGTTGATGTCGAAGATCTTATCCCACCAAAGGATAAAACATTCGTACCCTTTGGTTTTTACAAAGATTTGAAAAAGGTGTTACAAGGTAACATGTTTTATCCAATATTCATTAGTGGCTTATCAGGCAATGGTAAAACCACAATGGCAGAACAAGTATGTGCAGCTCTTAAAAGAGAAGCCATACGAGTAAACGTTAGTATTGAAACCGACGAGGACGATTTGATCGGTGGTAATACTTTAATTGATGGTAACGTTGTCTATAGGGAAGGGCCCGTCCTCACCGCGATGAAGCGGGGTGCTGTTCTCATACTTGATGAAATTGATAGGGGTTCAAACAAGTTGATGTGCTTACAAGCCATCCTTGAGGGGAAGCCTTATTTCAACAAGAAGACAGGCGAAACCATAACTCCTGTTCCCGGCTTCAACATAGTGGCAACCGCCAATACGAAGGGTCGAGGATCAGATGATGGCAAATTCATAAGTGCCAATATACTCGACGAGGCATTCCTGGAAAGGTTTGCGATCACCGTGGAGCAGGAGTACCCTACAATGTCTACGGAGAAGAAAATAGTTATCAAGAAAATGGAAAAAGTGAATAACGTAGACGAAGGTTTTGCTACTCACTTAGTTACATGGTCCGACGTAATAAGAAAAACTTACTACGAAGGAGCTATTGATGAGCTAATTTCAACACGTAGATTGGAGCACATCGTGAACGCTTATGCAGTTTTTGGAGACAAAAAGAAAGCAGTTCAACTATGTGTTAATAGATTTGATGATGATACTAAAACAGCATTCATCGACTTGTACACTAAGGTGGATCCAACAGTAGAGCTTGAAGAGAAAGAGGAAACTGAACAGGAAATACATGAGGACTACAATGACGAATAGTGCTGAGACTTCCTTTAAAAAGGTACCAGAGTATAAGTTTGACGAAGGGGAGCTCATAGACGAGCTCCGTCGTTACATCGACGCAACATACGGCAACGGACATTACTCCTCAGATAAGTTTCAGGCAACTGAATTTATTATTGATGGAGGACATGGAACCGGATTTTGTATAGGAAATATCCTAAAGTATGCACAAAGGTATGGTAAGAAAGGAACCCATGAAGATGCCAGAGCAGACTTACTTAAGGTCTTACACTACGCATTGATTGCTTTATATGTTCACGACAATTAGGCATTTAAACAACCAAACAGGCCTGTTTAGCAGGCCTTTTCCTTATAAATAAGAGTAATAATAAGTATAAACTATAATTTTGGAGTAAGAAATGGCATACACACGAACAGTTACAATGACTAGACCTAATACAGGTGTAGAACTGCCAAAGATATCTGACACACATGCAGATCATGATGCGATATGTAGAACAAAGTTTGCAGAAGCAGGTGTAACTAAGTCTTACACTTGGGATTCTAACGAGTTAGTTCTCTCGGTAGTATCAGAGGCAGCAGACAAAGCAACAATGCTCGCTGTACTTGATGACTTGAATACATTACCAGCTGAAGCAGCCTCAATGGCAGCAGTTAAGGCATCATGTATAGCAGTAGGTATATCAGTACGAATAGCGGACAGCGACGGCGAAGAATACACGAACTTTTAAGTAGGAAATTTATATTATGAGCGAAAGTGTAACTTACAATGTAGATGGCCACGTCGCAGTTTTAACTATACACGGCGAAGGTCCTGTAAATATTTTACAAAAACCCTTTTACCAAGGATACAATGACGCCCTAGTTCAATTCAGAGATGATGATACTAGGGTTCTTGTTATACAATCAGGCAATCCCAATCATTTCACAGCAGGCTTTGATGTCGCAGGTTTACTGCCAGGCATGAGAGATGGAAGTGTTGGTACCACAATAACAGATGGCGACATGGTAACACCAAAGCCTATTGTGGTATCTATTAAAGGTGTCTGTGTAGGAGAGGGTTTTGGAATAATGTTAGCGGGTGATTTTGTTTTTGCAGATGAGGGTAGCATATTTAAATGTCCTGAAGTTACACTAGGATTTAATGCAGTCACCATGCAAGTAAAATTAGCTCAAAGAATAGGACATGCTAGAGCCATGGAGTTTATGACTCTAGGTGAGGCACATGATGTAGAATGGTTAGACAAAGTAGGCCTTTGTACTCAAAGATGTTCAGGCGACTCCGATGAGAGAGCTTTAGCATACGCACATCGTATAGCCACAGAGTGTGGACCAATTGCTGTAAGGGGTACTAAGGGAGCAGTATGGCATACATTAAACTCTAATATGGATGAGGCTGTTGACTTTGCTCTTTGGGCTAAGGACCTTTGTTTAGAATCAAAGGATGCTGAAGAAGGCATAGCAGCATTTTATGAAAAGAGGCCACCGGTTTTTAATAATGAATAGCAACAAACGTTGCAGCAAAATAACACTAGGCGAACACGGCTTGATATCATATCAGGCAACCCCTGGCGAGGAATATAAGTGGCTGCTACATGAATCATTTGAATGGTTTAGTAAAGCAAAAGAAAAACACGGACCAACGTGGAAATATTATGACAACGATACTGATCCCATCAGTTACAAATTTGACTCTTTAGGTTTCAGATCTGATTATGAATTAGCAGACGTGGAAGGTGATTGGGTATTGTGTATGGCAGAATGTATTGGTGTAGGTCCTGGTTTACATGACAGAGACTTAGCCTTTAGAATCCTAGAAGAAAGAATGGGCATTCCTTTTTATAATGCATCTACTTATGGTGGAAGGCTAGAGAATATTCCTTTTAATCTTTTACAGTTAAGCAAGTATTGGAAAACACCACCCAAACAAATGATATTCCTTGGGTCACAAAACTCAACAGGTATATCAGTAGGCACACCAGGGGTGCCGGTTAACATAAAGAATATAGATTACATGCCAGCATCAATTCATCTCGATACCAAACAGCTACTCTTTGCATATCAATCTATGGGTGTAGCAAAGTGGCAGCACATGCTCATGATGAAGACTATAATTAGGCTTGCTGAGCATTGGAATATACCTGCCCTGTGGATAGATCTAACATCAAACACATTAGAAGACATGTCTGAAGAGTCGACGTACAATCTAATAGATGATAGTGAGCTATCTATTGTTCATGAGGACATGTCCCACAGTATTGGAATCAAGTTATCAGGAGACCCTGAAACGGATATACAAATAATGAGTGATATGTTCTTAAAACCAGTAACAAATCATGAACCACCAGCAGGGACTACTTTGGATGATGTTGCCAGAGATCTTTTGCATCCTTCAGCAGCAGTCCACTTATCTCTTGCAGACAAAATTGAATTTGAATTAGATTGTTCTGGTACTCTTAACAGTTGATTCCAGGTTACAGATAGTCTATAATATACATAATAAAGAATAAATCTTTGGAGTAATATAATGAAAATAAGCACAGGCACTCTTGATATCCTCAAGAACTTTGCAACAATTAATACGAACATTCTCGTTCGTGAAGGGAACACATTATCCACAATAAGCACAGGCAAAAATATATTTGCTAGGGCAGAGCTTGGTGATAGTTTTCCAAAAGAATTTGCAATCTATGATTTAAATAGTTTGCTTTCACTACTAACCCTAATGGAAGATACTGATGTTGACTTTCAAGACGAAAGTTTAAAAGTTAGTAAAGGTACATCTGTTTTTGAATACTTCTATGCAGACCCTAACATAATAGTTAGTGCACCTGATAAGAGTATTGAAGTAGATAACTTCTTCCAGTTTGACTTTACAAAAGACGATATTGATATGATATTAAAAGCAGCAGCTATTACAGCAGCTCCTATGTTAAGCATCGTTGGTAAAGATAAGGAAGTAGTAGTAACAGTTAGTGATCCTAGCACACCTAAGTCTAACAGCTTTAGGCAAGTAATAGGCACAACTGATAAAGAATTTGATGCTAGACTAGCAATAGAAAACTTTAAGGTAGTACCTGGAAGTTATAGCGTTACACTTTCAACTAAGAAATTTATGTTCTTAGAAAGCAGTAATGGCGAATTAAAATATTGGTTAGCATTAGAACGTTCATCTCAAATATAGGAGTAGTTTATGAATGAAGATAATTTAGAGGTAACTCTAAGAGAAGCCACCAACGGATGGATCGTTGAGTTTAATAGGTTTGGAGAAACCATAGAGTACATCTTTACTCGTCCCAACCCAGCAATATCGCTTGTCAGAAAAGTAATGAAGGGTGAGTTAGATATTTTTAATAGAGACGAAGCAGATGAGTAGGTTACCAGAACAAATACCACAAGCAACCTTTCATAAAAGGCTGATGCTGACATCAGGTGAAGAAAAATGGGTTACATTAACAACGGATGATCTTTTTAAAGATAAGACCGTAATAGTTTTTGCCTTACCTGGAGCATTTACACCTACATGTTCAGGACAACAGCTTCCTGGATTTGAAAATTTGTATAGTGAGTTTAGAGAACTAGGCATAGATGACATCTATTGCATTAGTGTTAATGACACATTCGTTATGGAAGAGTGGAGAGATAAACAAGGAATTGTAAACGTTAAGCTGATACCAGATGGTAGTGGCGAGTTTACAATTAAAATGGGCATGGATGTTCGTAAAGACAACCTAGGTTTCGGAATGAGGTCCTGGAGATATGCTGCAGTAGTAACTGACGGCACAATAGTCAAGTCCTTTATTGAAGAAGGCTTCCAAGACAATGCAGAAGCAGATCCTTATGACGTTAGTACACCTGAAAATGTATTACAGTCCGTACAAGAAGCGGTAAAAGAAGTAACTTTTATAGACGACGTGTATGATAGTGTCGGTACTAATATAGAACTGAACTTTACAGATACGACTTCTGTTAAGGAGAAATTTGGATAGACCTTTTTTCGACGGAAAAAAATCAAAGATATTTTGGAGCAAAAAAACTAAATCATGAAACCAGAACAATTTTTATGGGTTGAAAAATACCGTCCACATAATATACAAGACTGTATATTGCCCGATGATGTAAAAACAACTTTTCAGCAGTTTATTGCTAAAAAGGAAATCCCTAACTTACTATTAAGTGGTTCAGCAGGAACCGGTAAAACAACCCTAGCGCGTGCATTGTGCGAAGAACTTGGTTGTGACTATATAGTTATTAATGGTAGTGATGAGGGTAGGCAGATAGATACCTTAAGAACTAAGATCCGAGGATTTGCATCAGCAGTATCTTTTGAGGGTAAGACTAAGGTAGTTATACTCGACGAGGCTGACTATTTGAACAGAGAAAGTGTTCAACCAGCACTACGGGCGTTCATAGAGAACTTTTCGTCGAATTGTAGGTTTATCTTTACTTGTAACTATATAAATAGACTTATTACACCGTTGCACAGTAGAACGACTGTAGTGGACTTCAAAATAACCCCTGCAGACCGCCCTCAGCTCGCTGCTAAGTTCCTTCAAAGGATGCAGTATATCCTTACTAATGAAGGAGTTGAGTACTCTGAGAAAGTGTTAGCGGAGCTCTTAATGAAGTATTTTCCTGATTATCGTAGGGTCATAAATGAACTACAAAGGTACTCAGTAGCAGGAAAAATAGATGAGGGTGTACTAAGTAACTTCCAGGAAATCAACGCTAAGCAGCTCATAGAGAGCCTTAGGGACAAAGATTGGAAGAAGATGAGACAGTGGGTAGCCAATAATGTGGATACTGACCCTCAGGGTATATTTAGACAGATATACGATACACTAATACCCGAAGTTAAGTTTGTTTCACAGCTAGTAGTCTTAATTGCCGAATATCAGTATAAAGCGGCCTTTGTAGCAGATCAAGAAATTAACCTAACTGCGTGTTTGACAGAAATCATGGCAAATGTGGATTTTGAATGACAAAAGATTATAATGAAGCAGGCAAGGCAACTGCAAGAATTGATATTCGCGTTCCCAAAGAATTAAAAGCGGAATTAAAGGCAGAAGCGAAAAAACGTAAAATCTCTATAACTGAGCTTTTGCTCGAGAGTTACAGAGAATCAAAAGAGAAAGATTTTGGTTTTAACTAGAGGATCCAAAAATGAAAACCTTAATAGGCGTAATAGCAGTTACACTATTACTGGTATTTGCCAGTAAAGTTTATTCTGATGAAGTAACCTACGTTGATGAAATCTCATCAATAATTAATAATAATTGTGTTGTATGTCACCGTCAAGGTGGTATAGGTCCAATGAGTTTTGAGTCTTATGATCAAATAAGGCCATGGGCACCACTGATTTCATACAAAGTAATGACAAGAGAAATGCCACCATATGCGTATGATCACGGCATTGGCATTCAAGACTTACAAGGCGACTGGAGATTATCTCAAAAGGATATAGACACAGTAGTTGAGTGGGTAGACCAAGGAGCAACATATGGCAATAGAGACATTGTAATACAGCGCCCTGAATTAAGAGATTTAGATGCATGGAGTTTTGAGGCTGACTTTGGCCGTCCAAACTTAGTAATCCCATCAATACCTATAGACATTCCAGCCAGTGGAAATGATATGTGGCATAAACATCTTGTACCTTCTGGACTTACAGAGGATAGATGTATTAAAGCAATACAAGTTAAACCACGAGGGGAAGCTAAAGCTGTAGTCCATCACGCTAATTCTAATATTATATTAGATGGTGAACGGCAAGGTGGAATGCTTACTGAATATGCAATGGGTAAGTGGGGCGAAGTAGTCCCTGATGGAGTTTGTAGAACATTTCCAGCGAACTCACAAGTGCGTTGGGATATTCATATGTTTCCAGGTGGAGTAGGAGCTACTGCACAAGGAGAAATGGTTAAGGATAATGTTGTTGAAATTGGCCTATGGTTTCATGAGCCAGGATTTGAGCCAAAGTATAAGCAAGATTTAAGTTTATATAGGCTAGGAGATCAGGCTGATATAGTTATTCCGCCTAATGGATATTACATGACACAAGGGTTTCAATCTTTTGATCACCCTGTAAGAATAGACAGTTGGCAACCACATGGACATTTAAGAATGAACGCTGCTAGTTTGGAAATTTTCCATCCTGAAACAGGACGTACTGAAGAAATAAGCCAAGTATCAAATTGGAGCGCCACCTGGCATCACAGTCATATATTTGCTCCAGGGGCTGCACCATTATTGCCTACAGGATCAGTTTTAATAATGAAACAATGGTACGACAACACAAGCGACAATCCTAATAATCCAGACCCAGATATGTGGGTAGTTGGTGGTAGTAGAACAGGCGATGAGATGACTCATAACTGGATGGCTATTACCCATTTGGACGACGAGGGTTACAATAAACTAAAGGAAAAACGAGATAATATTTAATGAAAGAAAATTTAAAACACTATGCACATATTGTTGTGGCAGTTGGGTGGTCAATGACAGTAGCATATATTGCCATAACATTACCGTTATGGATTATAGCCTTTGCTATATAGGAAAAGAAAATGAAAGCTAAATACTTATTAATGGTTACACTAACAGTCGTAGGATGCTCAGGCACAGTAAACGACCTTCCATATCATTGGGAAGATGGCATGCCACGTTTTGAATGGGTAGAGCCTGTTGTATTCCAAATGAATTTGGAAAGATGTAGACGCGCTACGGTTTGTAAAGCTGAAACATTATTTGATAAATGACTGACAAAGCAATATTAGAAGGATTCGGTGACCCTGTAGAAGAGGTCGTCGAAGATCAATTCCAGGAGAAATTGAAGAAAATCTCTCCGTTTGATTTTGTGAATTCCATTAACTTTACAAAAGAAGATTTAATGGTTGATGAGAGAACTGAGAATGAGTATAATGCTTTTATTGTAAATAGAGCAATGGGCATGGGTCCTGATACAGTTATAGCAGGAAACGAAATGAACAGGTTTTCTCATATTGATAAAAAATTACAATATGATTTTTTGAGAGGAGTAGTAAGAAAGGCAAAACGATATAATAAATGGCTAAAATCTGAAGAGGAGAATATTGACGCGATACAACGATTTTTTGGCTACAGTTTTAATAAAGCAAAAGAGGCTTTAAGACTTTTATCTGAAACAGATATAGACGTTATAAAACTGTACCTTAATACGTCAAAAGGTGGTAAAATATAAATAAAACATAACCTAATAATTTATATGATACAAACAAGGCGTATTGAGAATGAGTGATCAAGATAATTACTTCAACATTGACTATCCAGGGTATTCACCCTTAGAAATCACATTGAAGGATCCAGAAGATTTCCTGAAAGTCAGGGAAACCCTATCGCGAATAGGTGTTGCTTCAAAAAAAGAAAAAGTTCTATATCAGTCGTGCCACATCTTACATAAAAAAGGCAGATACTTTATAACACATTTTAAAGAATTATTTGCACTTGATGGCAAAGAGGCAGACTTCCAAGATAACGACATAGAGAGGCGAAATACAATAGCCAAGCTATTATCAGATTGGGGATTAGTATTATTAGTAGATCCAGAACCAGAAGAGTTTGCCCCTTTAAGTCAGATAAAAATTATATCATTTAAAGAAAAAGGTGAATGGGAATTAGTCCCTAAATACAACATTGGTAAAAAAATCAAATAGTCAGGAATACTGGTTAACAAAAATTAAAAAAGACTTGGACGACGTAGGTCCAGGATTCTGTTTATTAAAGTGGTACTATCTAGAACTTAGTTTAGCAGAAGGACTAAAACATTCCTGCTACCACTGTCCTCAGCATAAAATTCCAACTGATAGCGATTTACACAACACACCCTATACCAAAGCAGTAAGACAAGAAATGTTAGATGGCGGTAAACCTGCCGAAGATGCTTATTGCTATAATATAGAAGAAACAGGAAACTTTAGCGACAGACAAATGCTCGCGGTACAGTTCCTAAAAGACGATCCAGACTTAATAGCAAAAACTAGAGCAATACCTGCCAACGAAGATGTATGGCCAAGATATTTAACAGTCAGTTTTACTAACAAATGCCAAATGTCATGTAGTTATTGTGGAGCAGGTAAAAGCTCAACTTGGCAAAAGGAGTTAGACAAACATGGACCTTACAAATTAAGAAATAAACCTAATCACGATAAGTATATACCAAGAAATGACATTCTAATACCCTCACAGAACCCCGATGTTAAGAAATTTTGGGAGTGGCTACCCGAGGCTTATACACATTTAAATACTATACGCTTGACTGGTGGAGAACCCTTACTAGACGCGAATACGTTTAAATTACTACAGTATGTCAAAGATCATCCTAAAGAGAACTTATCTTTTGAAATAAGCACAAACCTAATGGTGACTGAACGTAGAGTTAAGGAGTACATCAGCCTAGTTAAAGATTTACCAGGACAAAAATGTTATGTCAGTATAGACAGCTGGGGTAAGCAAGCAGAGTATATAAGAAACGGATTAAAGATGGAAAGGTTTGAAGAGAACCTCCACAAGGTTTTAGGATCAGGAATTCCTGTAGGAATTATGTGCACATTTTGTTTCTTATCTATTCCTAACTTTGAACAGTTCATATATAAAATGGCAGAATTGAAAATTACTTATGGTGACTTAGTTACAATAGATATGCCAAACATGGTTGAACCATTACACCTTACTGCTAGAATTGCTGATGATAATATTATAAGTATATTAGAAGATAGTTTAAAAAGTATGAAGACCTTTGATAACATATTTCAACCATATGAAATAATGAAGTTACAAAGAACAGTTGATTGGATAAAAACAAATAGATTTAAAGGATTAGAATTAAAAGTACAAAGAGAAGATTTCGTAGCTTTTGTAGACGAACATGATAAGAGACGGGGAACAAATTTTATAGAAACCTTCCCAGAACTAGGTGAATTTTATGGCAGAATTAAAGCAGGTAATTAGTTTATTCAACCCAACGATTATGGTATGGGATAATTTTATGAGCGGCCCTGAATGTAAGCAGTTGATAAAAGATATGGATGATCACGTTCAATGGACTCGAGGCAAAGTTACGCAGGGAGAAGAAGGTGATGATGAAAATCACTATGCAAGAACAAATCAAATGGGCTGGTTAAATTATAAACATAGTCCAACGGCTGTTCATTTTTTAATGAGAGCATCGCAAGTAACACAATTACATTATTCACAAGCAGAAAGCTGTCAAGCATTACATTATGAACTAGGCGAGGAATATGAGGCTCACATGGACGCCTTCCCTGTAGGTACAGCCAGAGCAAACGGAATTGAAGGGAAAGGAACCCAAGGAAACAGAGTAGCAACACTTCTTCTATATTTGAATGAAGTAGCAGATGGTGGCTCCACAGTATTTACAGAATTAAATAAAGGCATAGAACCCAAAGCGGGAAGGTGTGTTTTATTTAGTAATACAATTATAGGAACACAAGTTCCAGACCCCAAAACAATGCATCAAGCCCAGCCAGTATTAGCTGGAGAGAAGTATGCTATAAACTTATGGTTTAGAAATGTGCCTATAGAGGACCAAATAAGGGATAAAATGGTAGATAAAAATTCCGCGGAGTATAAATAAATATGCAACGTGTTCTTATGAAGGAGGAATGCCTAATAAAATAGGCGCTACTAAGGAATAAGAATACTAGCAATTTGTGATGGGGGGAAAACTGAAGATGTTTACATTGAAAACAGAACCCCCTGATCATCTTTCAGAGGACATGCCGTAAGGGTGTCCATTTTACAACTCGCTTAACTAAGGAGAAAAAACATGGTAAAACTAACCACAGCGAATTGGGACAATTTCGTCCACACCTTCCCACAAATAGAAAAACAATTTATCGGATTCAACAGAGTCTTTGATTTACTTCAAAAGGACTTTGAGCCGGCAAATAATAATTTTCCACCTTTTAACATTCAAAAGATAGACGACTATAAATTTGAACTTCAACTAGCACTCGCTGGTTTCAAAGAATCAAATTTGGATATCTCAGTAGAGGATGGAACACTTACTATAACGGGAGATCAAACCCAGGGCGCAATAGACGGCGAACCTGATAACTTTATACACAAAGGAATAGCTGAACGCAAATTCAGACGCTCCTGGTCTTTGGCTGATACCGTAGTAGTAAAAGGTGCCAACTTAAAAGACGGGGTCTTAACAGTATCTTTGGAAAATGAAATACCAGAGGCTAAAAAGCCCAAATCAATTGAAATAAAAACTAAATAATGTAGGAGCAGGAGCATGGCAAACATTCAAATTATAAAATTAACCTCAGGTGAGGATATTATGGGAGAAGTCTCGGATACAGAAATAGATGGTAAAGCATTTTTACTTATAGAGAATCCGGCAGTAATCTTAATGATGCCTAAACCTGGTAGTGATGATGAGTTCGGCGTTGGCCTTGCTCCATACGCTCCTTTTGCTAAAGAGCATAAAGTTCCTATATTCCCCAATCATATAATTTCAGTATATGATCCTGATAGAAATTTATTAAACGCTTATTCACAGAAGTTTGGCTCTGGCTTAATACAAGTGGGATCTCCAGGTGTTAGTCTTATAAATAAAAAGATACTAAACGAAAATAAGAAGTAAGATAAGTGTACGAATATAGAGCAAAAATTGTCAGGGTAGTTGACGGAGATACAGTAGATGTTGATATCGACTTGGGCTTCGGCGCCTGGTTACATAAGCAACGTGTCAGGTTATATGGGATTGACACACCAGAAAGTAGAACCCGTGACCTTGAGGAAAAGAAGTTCGGACTTATGGCAAAAGAATTCCTCAAAAAAGAACTTAAAGATGGAGCTGTACTCAAAACAAGGCTTGATGGTAAAGGTAAATATGGAAGAATCCTCGGTGAATTTATTACTGTAAAAGAAGATACCCGGCCGGGTGTCACCTTCGGGGAAAAGTACAGACGTAATGTAAACGAATACCTAATTGAACAACATCATGCAGTTACATACCACGGCCAATCAAAAGAAGACATAGCAGCAGCCCATTTAGTGAATCGTACCTTTTTCGATAATTAATAGTTGACTCTAGGTTCGAAAGAGCCTATAATGTACTATATGTTGGTGTTGGATATAATATGAATTTTTATACTTATGCGCGTCATTACGGCGACAAAATCCTGGTCCGTGGAGTGAAGAACGGAGAACGTTTTACCTCACGACACGACTTCAGACCTACCCTATTTGTCAAATCAGACAAACCCTCAGAATACAAAAGCATTTTTGGAGAGAAAGTATCTCCTATACAGTTTGATTCTAACAAAGAAGCAACTGACTTTTTTAGTAGATATAAAGACATTCCTAACTTTCCAGTATTTGGGCAAAACTACTATGCCTACCAATACATAACAGAAAAGTATCCTGGAACAATTGAATGGGATGCTAAAAAATTAGCCATTTACTCTATTGACATTGAAACAACGTCAGATGGTGGCTTTCCTAACGTAGACTCTCCGAGTGAGAAAGTTCTAGTTATCACACTTCAAAACAACAACACCAAGAAGATAACAACTTTTGGCCTCGGAGAGTTTACACCTAAGGACGATACAAAACATTTAGATATAGATTATCATAATTGTACAGACGAATATGCTCTTCTTAAAACCTTTTTAGACTGGTGGGAGTCTAATACTCCAGACGTTATTACGGGCTGGAACTCTAACTTATTTGATATACCCTACTTACTTGCTAGAACAGAAAAAATATTAGGCGAGAACGAACATAAAAAATATTCTCCCTTTGGCATAGTACAGAAAAGAAACGTTAGATTCATGGGACAAGAAAAGACAGCATTTGAAATAGTAGGTGTTGCACAATTAGATTATTTAGACTTATATAAGAAGTTTACTTATGTTACTCGTGAATCCTATAAACTAGACTTTATTGCAGAAACAGAGCTAGGTAAAAATAAACTTGATAGTGGCTTTGAAACATTTAAAGAGCATTATGAGAAGGATTGGAATGGATTTGTAGAGTATAATATTATTGATACAGTTCTTGTTGATGAGTTAGAAGATAAAATGAAACTTATTGAACTGGCCATTACAATGGCATACGATGCTAAATGTAATTATAATGATGTATATTCTGCGGTTAGAACGTGGGATAGTTTATTATATAATCACTTATGGGAAAAGAAAATTGTCTTACACCAAGGTGGTGGCAGGAAAGATAGAACAATAGAAGGAGCATATGTACAGGAACCAGTACCCGGTAATTATGATTGGGTTGCTAGTTTCGATGCCACAAGTCTATATCCTTCTATTATTATGCAGTACAATATGAGTCCGGAAACTATTATTCCTGATTTTAAATATGATGTGAAAGTAGATGACTTGATAGATAGGTATAAGTTAGACAAGTTAAAAGAAAAGAATTATGCTATGGCAGCTAATGGAACTTGTTATTCGAGGGAAAAGCAAGGCCTGTTTCCTGAGATAGTACAAAAGTTTTTTAATGATAGATTAAAATATAAAAGACTTATGCAAGAGTCACAAAAGAAGTTCCAGGAAACTGGTGCCAAAGTTTATGAAAATGAAGTTAGCAAATATAATAACTTCCAAATGGCAAGAAAAATTCAATTGAACAGTTTATATGGCGCCTTGGCAAACCAATACTTTAGATTCTATGATGATAGACTTGCTGAAGGTATTACAATGACCGGCCAGTTAGTAATTAGAGACACGGCAAAGGCATTAGACAAATATATTAATAAGGTCTGTGGTACGGAAGATCAACAATATTCGTTTTATAGCGATACTGACTCCTGCTATGTTACTTTGGACAATATGGTTAAAAACTTTTTCCCTGATAAAAGCAAAGATCAGGTAGTAGGTTTAATAGATACGATTGCATCTGAGAAAATAGAACCAGCAATAGATCAGGCAATGCAAAAGTTGGCTAACTATACTAATGCTTTTGAAAAGAAAATAGACTTTAAAAGGGAGATTATAGCAGATAAAGGTATATTTGTAGCTAAGAAGCGATATGCTTTAAATGTATATGATGACGAAGGATTGAGACTTAAAGAACCCAAGTTAAAGGTAATGGGATTAGAGATAGTCAGATCAAGCACTCCTGGCGTAATTAGAGAGTCTCTAAGGGAGGCCGTACGTCTTATACTTACTAGCGATGAAGAAACATTACACTCCTACGTAGCAGACGCCAAAGAGGACTTCCTCAGCAAAACAGCTGAAGTAATAGCATTTCCTAGAGGCTGTAACAATATGAAGAAGTATAGAAGTACCGCAGACATATATGGCAAAGGAACTCCTATTCACGTTAGGGGTGGATTGCTATATAATCATTATTTGAAGGAACATAATTTAAATTTAAAGTATGAGAAAATCCAGGAAGGAGATAAGATTAAGTTCTTATATTTAAAAGAGCCTAATCCTATAAAAGAAAATACGATAGCATTTATTACCAAACTTCCAAAAGAATTCAATTTACAGAAATATGTAGATTACGAACTAATTTTCCAAAAGGCATTTGTGGATCCTTTAGAAAATATATTGAATCCACTGGGCTGGCATACCGAACCCCAAGCTTCCTTAGAGGACTTATTTACATGATAGAATATGACAAAGAACTAGTACACAATGCGTTGGGTAGACCATATTGGATATATGCAGACGACACATTTTATCAACAAAGAATTGCAGGTGCAGGACCATACCAACAGAAGAATTTAAAATACATTAGAGCATTGGTTCCTAATGCCAGAACAATAATTGATGTTGGTATGAATATAGGAATGAATACTATTGAATATGCCACTTGGGCTGATGAAGTAAAATCATTTGAACCTGTTAAACAAACATATGATATGGCAAAACTTAATATAGAATTAGCTAAAGAACAAAAAGAGTTCTTAAAAACATGGTGGCCTAATTCATCACTACTACAAATAGCAGATATAGAAGCTCATAATTGTGGTTTAGGTGATAAACCAGGATCCTTTGAAATACAGATTAAAAGAAATAATGCAGGATCAAATCATTTAAAAAGAACCCATACAAAAAGAGGTCCTGTTGGAGCAACTACAAAACCAAGCGTAGACGAAATACAAACAGTTCTGATAAACACATTGGATTCTTATGGATACAAAGATGTAGATGTAATTAAAGTAGATGCTGAGGGTTATGAATACCCTGTAGTTATGGGTGCAGAAGAAACTATAATGAGAGATAAACCGGTTGTTCAATTAGAAATGATTGCAGGACAGCCAGAAAGATTTGGATACACATTACAAATGATACAGGATTGGTTCCTTGAAAGAGACTTTATTATTACATTACCAGATGGTACTGAAGTTGATGACGAGTTTACCTATTATAAGAAGAATGTAGAGAGATTTTTTATACATAAAAGTAAGTATGAGAAAAGAACATTAGAGGATTTATTTACATGATATCAGGTTGGATACTTTTTGCAGCACTAATATTTGTCAATACTGCTGTATATGTAATGATACAGATGTATTTTGAAGGGCACCCAGCATTTACAGACGGGGATCATATATGAGACGCAAAAGTAACCGGTTCAACCCCGCAATTCATCGGGTAGAACTGAACAATAGCTTACAATGGATCAGGCACAATGGCCAAATCATCCTGTTTGTCAATACGCCAAAGAACGCCTCCACAACGATAAGAGAATACTTGAACATTCATGGCACTGATTTTTCTCATTATCATGATGCGCTGTACTCTATTCCGCAGGAGATCGAACACAGCCCGTATAAGATTTGTGTTATACACAGAGAACCAATGGCAAGACATTTGAGTGCAGCATCTATGATCGCGGGAGAAATTGAACAGACATATGGCATAACGGGATTGGATTCCAGTGACTTTTATGATCTGCACAGAGTTCGCGATCTTCACTTAGTTCCTCAATGGGCATTCGTGCCAATGTGTATGCCCCCAATGGATTCAGATAGCTACCTCATGTTGGGTGGAGACAAATACGATTGGAACGATCTGTATCGGGACTTGATAGGAAAGTACGGGTTTGAAAATCTAATAAACGAACACTATGATTTCTTTTGGATGTCAGAAGACCCGAGAGAAAACGTGTGGATGGATATCTGCAAACATTATGATATGCCCCTAATGGATAAAAAACATAATAACTCTGTAGGGGACCTTAGCTATGATAGGAAAGATAAGCCAATAAAGAATTTAAGTAAAATGATCACTTCTGTACACTCTGCATATGCTTGTGACTATGATTTTCACCATAGAGTAGCGTACAGAAACACCAAATGGAGAGAAAATGAGACACGGTAGGAATAGCGCATACGGCCGTAAGGCTAGACAAGAAGGAGCTTTGGAAAGACTTATCGCTTCTAAATTTACAGAAAAAAAGATGAAGGATGGGCATACTAGAAATGAAGAAAGCTGGAGCAAGAAAAAAGAGCTGGACATTGAAAGACTTGAACAACATATTAAACAGACCTAAAGCAGTAATAGTAGGATATGGTTTTGTAGGTAAAGCTACAGAATATTTCTTAAAAACTCATGTTGAAAATCCACCAGAGATATTGATACATGATCCTGCATTAAAAATGAAGGTATCTGATTGGAGTGGCATAGACTATGCTTTTATATGTGTTCCAACTCCATTAAAAGGATCAGTACATGCTGTTGGTAGAAAACTGGATATAGATATAGTAGATGAGGCTTGTAAGAAAGCTTTTACTAGAGGTGGAGTATCTAGAATTGTTATACGAAGTACAATAGGCCCAGATCAGACATCTAAGTACACAACAAATATGGGTGCAATTATCTGGCCTGAGTTTTTAAGAGAAAAACATTGGAAAGAGGATATTGATAATGCAGATTTACCAATGGTGGTAGGTGGTTATCAAATAGATCACTTTTTAAAAACTATTCAATGTCATAAAAAGATTTTTGTAGTTAAGCCTCAGGAAGCAGCGATGATGAAAATAGGAAGAAATGCTGCGCTTGCTATAAAAGTAGAGTTAGCCAATGAATTTAAAAATATATGTGATGAATGGGATATGGATTATAAGGTAATAGCAGACTTTTTTAGTAAGGATCCTAATTTAGGAAAGACACATTGGGACGTTCCAGGCCCAGACGGAAAGGTAGGATTCGGGGGTACTTGTTTACCAAAAGACTTGACTCACACTTCATCGATCTGTTATAATTATGATAATATTTTAAAAGTTGCGAGTACCGCAAACAAAAGAAGGAGAAGTAATGAACTTAATAGAAAAACTTAAACAGAACACAACAATCAAACAATCTGAAATACTAACAGATTCTAAGTTTTTTAACGAACAGGATATAATACAGACATCTGTACCTGCAGTTAATGTTGCGTTAAGTGGAAAATTGGACGGGGGTCTAACAACAGGATTAACTGTATTTGCTGGACCAAGTAAACATTTTAAAACAGCATTTGCTATGTTGTTAGCCAAAGCATTTTTAGACAAATATAAAGATGGTGTTATTTTGTTTTATGATAGTGAGTTTGGAGCACCACAGGCATATTTTGATACCTTTGGTATAGATACGAATAGAGTAATACATAGTCCAATATCAGATATAGAACAATTAAAATTTGATGCTATGCAACAGCTCAAGGGATTAGAAAGAGAAGACCACGTGATGATTATCGTTGATAGTGTGGGTAACTTGGCAAGTAAAAAAGAAGTAGAAGACGCCTTAGAGGGCAAATCAGTAGCAGATATGACAAGAGCTAAACAAATGAAGTCACTGTTTAGAATGATTACTCCTCATTTAACTATAAAAGATATACCAGCGATTGTAGTTAATCACACATATAAAGAAATAGGCTTGTTTCCTAAAGACGTTGTAAGTGGTGGAACAGGTATATATTATTCAGCAGACAACATCTATATTATAGGCAGAAGGCAAACAAAGGTAGGAACAGAAGTTACAGGATATGAATTTGTAATAAATGTTGAGAAGTCTAGATTTGTTAGAGAGAAATCTAAGATCATTATACAAGTAGCTTGGGAATCAGGTATTAGTCCATGGTCTGGTTTATTAGAAATGGCATTAGAATCAGGACATGTTATTAAACCTAGTGTTGGTTGGTATCAAAGACAAAATCCTAACACAGGCGAAATATCACCTGATGTAAAAAGAAGAATTAAAGATCTAGATGGAACCTTTTGGATACCGTTATTAGAAGACGAAAGCTTTAATACTTGGGTTAAGGAAAGATATGCCTTAGGTGGTGTAGCAATGCAGGCAGAATTCACGGAAAAAGAAATTGAGCAAGAATACGATAAAGTGTGATAGATGCGACACAGGCATTAATCCAAAGAAAGATAAATCCTATTGTTTTCACCAAGAAGGATTTGGCGGTGATGAAGTATATATCTGCGCCAAATGTGTTGCGGAAGTATATAATGAGTTTGTAGAGGATATGGATGGTTTTGTGGAGGACGTAGAATGAAGTTATACTCAGAACAATATGAAGCAGGACCTGAATACCTAACAGATAAATGTTGGCCACATACATATGGTCCTGCGGTATATGATCAATTGTTTGAACCTATAAAAGATACAGTAAGAAATTATTTAGAAATTGGCACAGCATATGGTGGTTCTATATTACTAGCTAAAGATTATTTTCTTCGATCTACTATATGGGGTGTGGATATTATATCTCCAAATAGAAGGTTGCGTGCTAAAGATGCTGATAGAATTATTTGTGTTCAAGGCAATGCTTATAAAAAACAAGTATCAGACATGTTTATAAATTTAATGGATATTATTATAGATGATGGTTCACATACATTAGAAGATCAATGTACCACTATAGATTTATACTTAGAAAAATTATCAGTAGGCGGATTATTTATCATAGAAGATGTAAAAGTGCCTGCATACGACTTTGAAGCTCTTGATAAAACACTAGATGCTTATGTAGATGAAAAGAGAGGTAAAAATCCTTGGTTAACTTATGAGACAAGTACATACATAGGTCCAGAGTATTTTACTAATTCAAAGGGGGGAAGAGAGCAAGAAAAAATGGAAGAGATAGAACAGCATGGTGAATTAAAAGCGAAAGAAAAGGATGACAACCTTTATATAATAAAGAGGGTGAAATAATTGAAAGACAGGATTGAACAGGTAATATTAGAAAACTTAATATACTCTGAAGAATATGTAAGGAAAGTTATACCTTTCCTCAAAGCTTCATATTTTATGAATTTTGAGGATCAGAAAGTGTTTACAATTATTCGTGATTTTGTAGAAAAGTATAATAATCCTCCAACTAAACAAGCAGTCATTCTTAGCTTAAATGAAGATAAAGGTTTAAACGAAGATACTCATACAAAATGTATAGAAATATTAGACTCCTTAAATGAAGATAAAGTTGACAAAGAATGGTTGGTAGACGAAACAGAAAAGTTCTGTAAGGATAAAGCATTATACTTGGGTGTTATGGATAGTATCCAGATACTTGATGGAAAGAATAAAGACCAAGGTAGAGATGCGTTACCACAGATATTATCAGACGCTCTTGCAGTAGGATTTGATACGAATGTAGGCCATGACTTCATTGGAGACGCTGAAAAACGATATGATTTTTATCATAAGTTAGAAGAGAAAGTAGAATTTGATTTGGATATGTTTAACAAAATAACAGAGGGTGGACTATCTAATAAAACCTTAAACATAGCATTAGCAGGCACGGGTGTAGGTAAATCACTTTTTATGTGCCATATGGCGTCTAGTTGCATCTCTAGAGGCAAAAATGTACTCTATATTACCCTAGAAATGGCAGAAGAAAGAATTGCTGAACGTATAGACGCCAATTTAATGAACATGCCTATTATGGAGCTAAAAGACTTATCTAAGGCAATGTTTGATGATAAAATTAGTAAGATTAATGATAAGATAGAGGGTAGACTTATTATAAAAGAATATCCTACAGCGTCAGCACACGCCGGACATTTCAAAGCATTACTAAATGAATTAAAATTGAAGAGAAGTTTCTTCCCGGATATTATATTCATAGACTATTTAAATATATGTACAAGTTCTAGATTCCGTCCAGGCACTCAAGCCAGCACTTATGTTATTATTAAAAGTATTGCAGAAGAATTAAGAGGATTAGCAGTGGAACAAAATGTTCCTATTGTTAGCGCTACACAAACAACAAGAGGCGGGTTTGATAACAGTGATGTATCCTTAACAGATACAGCAGAAAGTTTTGGATTACCAGCAACAGCAGACTTAATGTTTGCTATTATAAGTACAGAAGAATTAGAACAAATGGGGCAGTTCATGATTAAGCAGTTAAAGAACAGATATGCAGACCCTACAAGAAACAAAAGATTTATGATAGGGGTGGATAGAGCAAAAATGAAATTGTTTGATCTAGATCCATCTGCACAACAATCTTTAACTGATGCAAACATAGACGTTCCGATATTTGAGAAGGCACAACAGGAGAACAAATATGATAAGCTTAAATTTTAATGGAATACAATGGGAACCACTAGGGAGTTTAGTTGCAGTAAGGTATGCAACTTTCTTGAGGACATACCAACATGAAGCTAAAGAGTTCTTTTACATGGGCGAAACCCAAGAAGAGATTAAGGCAGAAATAGATAAAATAGTTTATATGCTGGGAAAAGAGCCAACTGATGATTTAAATCAACTACATGAATATTTTGCAGATCATGAAGACGAGGCAGAAATGTCAAGATTAAATCATTTGATTCATTACTACGAGTTAGTAGATGCGGGGTATCCGCCTAGGTGGGGATCTGAATCAGGAAATAGTGAGATGGTTTTGTTTCCAAAAGATTATGAAGAATTTACTTTAGAGAGAAAACCAGGATATTTGTATATTAACTATCCACATGTAGGCAAACATTTTGCGGAGATAGTATTTTCTAATGATTTAAATGTTAAGAAAGAACAATATCAGCCACAATCACTTGCTCGAACAGGGTTTAATGTGTGGTTAGGGCCTGAAGTGGACGGGTCTAAGTTCATGGAAAAGGCACAATCTGTTCATAAAGCATTAAAAGACAAGTTAGAGTTACCAGAATTGGACGATCCGGCACTTAGATTGGGTTACATTCCTTTTGCTAGACTCAAAACGGATATAAATAGTAGTGATCTAATCCAGCACTTATTGAAGGCAAAGATTAGACATAATAATTATACGGAGTTATTTACAAATGGTAGAGCAGAGTAGAACAGAAACAAATATGCGGAATCAAGTACAAATTGATTTAGAAGAGTATGAGTCTAAGAATGCACAGATAGGTGCACTCAAAGACGAAATACAAAAGATGAAAGATGGCGCAGGACCTAATAAAATGGGTTGGATGTGGTTAGCACCTGAATATTTTTCCAGATGGAGAATATTCCCAAGAGCGTTTATCACTATGTATATCTATCTACTGTTTCAATCAGCCAATTGGTTTATGGGTTTAAGTGATCCAACCGTAGCACAGTCTGGATTAATATCAGTATTAGTTGGAGCAGGAGCTGCGTGGTTTGGTTTGTATGTTAATTCAACATCAACTCAACATGACGTAGTGGCTAAAGATTAATGCCTAATATAGAACTCAGTCAATTTTACGTTGAATTTTTAGGATTCACTTTAACTCTAATCGTAGCATTAGCTATGAGAGATTGGGCCACATCTTTTATTAAAGGAATGAAGTTCAAAATGAACAAGGCCTTCTGTGAAGGAGATAAAGTTATTCTTGATGGTTGTCCTGCTCTGATAGTAAAGATAGGTATTAGCGAAACAGTCTTTGGAGTCTATAGCAAAGAAGGATACACATGGAGATATGTACCTAATGAAAGAATAGCCTTTCTTAAATTAGAAAAGATTGTTGATAAGGACTTACATGTTGACACCAAACAAGAGAAAGCTCAAAAGATAATAGATGCTCTTCAAACTGAAGAGATCAAAAAGAACGGTACTGCAATAAAAAATATGAAGGAGAAGTAATGCCAGCCAAATTTAAACCCAGCGGAAGAAAATTCCTAAAGGATCCAAAAACAGGACGATCCACAAATAGGCATGTAACTGAACATTACTATTTAAAATGTCAATCAAAAGACACATTGATAGAAGCTATAAATAAAAGTAATACAAAGCCTAAAAAACGACAACAGTATGTAAACGAATTAGTAAGACGTGGAGTAAATATAGTATGGAAAAACCAAGAAGTACAGAAGTAGGATCCTTAAGGATATTTGATGGCGTCTTTTCAGAGGCTAATTGTGAAGACCTGATAAACCTATTCAAATTAAACTTAGATCTTCAAAAACCAGTAGAATCCGAATTTGGTTTAACCGCCACGGGATACGAATACACCAAACATCATGTGGAAGAAGACTTCCATACAGGGATCATAGATCAAATAGCTAAACTCTATTCTAAATATTTAGAAGAACTAGAGTTACCAAATTTAATAGCTCATCAAGGAATGGAAGAACTAACCATTCAGCGATTTCGAGCTAATTCAGAAGACAGTCATGCAGGCCATATTGATGTAATGAATCACTCTGATGCCATTAGAGCAGTAGGATTTAGAGTATACTTATCAGATAATGATGGCAGGACGGAGTTTCCAAGGCAAGGAATGGGTATTGAACCCAGGGCAGGGAGAGCAGTCGTATTCCCACCCACATGGGAATACCCATATCAGTGCAAAAATCCAACAGATTCAGACAAATACATATTAACTACCTATTTACATTATGCTGAGAAGCAACAAGATCAAGGGGTTAGCACACCAGAAATATCGGAAGATATACCAGAAAAAGGTTGATCTTTGGTTCTAAAGGTACTATAATAGTATACATAATTAGATAAAAGGGTAAAAAAAGACATGCTAGAACAACCAGAATTAGGAAATTTCGTAAAATTAGAGTCATTTTGTGAGGCTAATATAGCTTATCATAATGCAAATTATGATTTTCCTCATCCTAGTTTCATGGAAGTGAAATTCTACAATGAATGTGGAGTATTTACCATTGAGGACGCTATTAAGTGGGAACTCTACGGTATGATCTCAGATGTCTCAAAAGAGGCAAATGGCTTTAGAGCCAGATTCAATTGGCAGGATATGTCTATTGATGCTCTTGAAAAGGAGCTCGATTACTACGCCAAAGAGGCTAGTGAGACTTACGAGCGTGAGCAAAAATGGGAACAAGAGGCCACCATAGAATGGAAGGCTCATCTTAGACATTTAGTGTCGATAGGCGCTAAGGATATCCCAACAGCTCTTAAATGGGACATGTTAGCAGAAGATGCTGAAGAACCTGGAAGTTACTGTTACTCAAAAGGTCTCAGTTATTCCACAGAACCCCTAATTGTGAAATTGATTGGATTAGCAGCTTAAATTGCTTTTGGTCCTATTGGTACTTGACTCTTGGTGTAAAAGAGTCTATAATGTAATATGTAAATGAGAAACTGGAGATGGATTAAATGACTGAACAATTATTCAAGTATGCGGGCTATAGCGTTACTGAATCAGGCCAAACAAAGGCTAGATTTGGAAATGATATGGTGTCCCGCATCAAAAAGCTTACGGCGAATGACAATACCGACACATGGTTTTGTGAATTACCGGAAGACATGACTAAACGTGACGCGTCAAAACACCTTTTGGGAATGGATGAATTTTCATCCAATTTCGAGGTGCGAGATGCTTTGCAGAAGGTTATGTATCGTAATGTTCCTAAGTCTACAAGAACTGTTAATGTTGCAGCACCCGCTGTTACAACTGACACGATTGTAAATGAAGGGACGCTTTAATAACCAATAATATGGAGGCCTAGAACATGGGAACTCGTAAAGTGGTAAGCCAACCTGTGAAGATAATTAATTTTCTACAGTCTGGCAAGAGCTTGTCAATCGCACAAGCCAAAACACGTCTTGGTGTAACGCAACTTCCAGCTAGAGTGTCAGAACTCAGAGCTGCAGGGTATGCAATTTACACTAACGTGAACAAGGCAGGTAATACAACTTACCGTCTTGGTACCCCTAGTCGAGCTATGGTAGCAGCAGCACACGCAGCTAACGTTAGCTTTAACTAAGGAACTTGACTAAGTGTGGAGGGGACAACATTTATCTGTAACCTCCACACTTTTCTATTGAATCAGATTCGGATCTGCCACCTGGATTGGCAACAGAAAAGGTGTGTACCGGCGGTGCCGGAGTCGTCAGAGGCAAAACACCAAACTTAAATATGATGAGAAAAAACATGATAAATAGTAAGAGTCCTAGGTACATAACAAGCGCATGCGTGACTCTTCACAAAAATAAAAGGCCTAACAGATTTTTTGCTTGGATAGCTCAGTTGGTAGAGCAGTTGATTTGTAATCAACAGGTCGTAGGTTCGAACCCTATTCCAAGCTCCAGACGGTAAGGGGAAAAAGAATGAAACGGGAATTAATAGTAGGACTGACAGCGAAATACAAAGGGGAAATTGGCGAAGCAAAGGCCAATGTAATAGTTTATTTGAACAATCCCGTGGGGATTGGAGAACACCCAGACATTATAGCAGCGATCGACGTACAGATGGTAAAGATTGCTGAGGCAGAAGATAAGCTAATGGTACTTGATAAACATTTTACAGGAAAGTAAACATGCAAGTCGCTTCTTTTGGAGACGAATTTTTAGGTGCAACTGTTGAATACGCCGAGGCGGCCAAGTTTGAACATATGCACAAAGTAACATATATTAGAGAAGGGGAAGAAGTTTTTACAAACTTCGTATTTAACCCTGATAAAAAAGCAGGAGAGCTAGACTCTATAACTATGGCAAAAGAATTTGTTAAACAAGGGAAGAAAACGCATGGCAAACAACGTATATAGCACGATTAAATTCGTATCAGGAAATAAAGAAGCAGAAGATGCTTTTATAGAAGTATTCCAATGCATCGAGGACTCGGGTGAAACAGGCCTAGAGTTTTCTCACATTTTACCTGATGATGAATATGCTGACCTTGAATTTATGGAATGGAATATTGGACCTCGGGTAGCTAACCTAACTAAATTCATGGGAACAGAAGTTGAAATAACTTCGGCATGGATCTCACCTAAAAACTTTTTTGAAATACTAACAGAAGAACTATCTGGTTATGACCCAGATGTAGCACTTACCATGACCTATGTGGATGAGTTTTACAATTTTGCCGGTGTGTATTGGTTTGCAAATCTATACTCAAAAGATCCAGGCGGAGGACTAGGCCATCAAGAAGAGAGTGGTGGTTGGTTTAAATTTGAACACGATATGACAGGCGAAGACGCATCTTTATTGCCTGACTTTATAACAGATACAATAGAGTTTTGGGGGGCAACAGGATGCGATTAGACTATAAAGATGTAGGAAAGATAGGAATTACATGTAGTACGTTTGATTTCTTACATGCAGGCCATGTTGTTATGTTAGAAGAAGCTAAACGACATTGTGATTATCTTATTGCAGCGTTACAAGTAGACCCTACTATAGACAGACCAATGAAGAATTATCCTGTTCAAAGTATTGTGGAAAGACAAATACAGTTAGCTGCTGTCAAGTTCGTAGATGAGATAGTCATGTACAATACTGAAAAGGACTTAGAAGATCTATTCTTAACACTACCAATTGATGTTAGAATTATAGGTGATGAGTATAGAGATAGGACCTTTACTGGCAGGGCCATTTGTAAGAAAAGAGATATAGCAATAATTTATAATAAAAGAGATCATTCGTTCAGTACGACTGATCTTAGAACTAGAACCGTAAGGAGAGAAAATGAAAACAACGGCACTACAAAGAGTGATAAACTGCCTAAAAGCAGAGAACAGGACAATGGAACCGAGCTTTAGATCATATTGGAAACATACAGCCCAGAAATTGGCTGTTAAAAACAATATAGATATAGCTGATGTAAAAGATAAACTGGAGATATATGATGCCTCAGCTCAAAGTAGTCGCATGCACTAACATTTGGGAGTCCAAAGGAGAGACTAAAGACTTTCCTATGTGGCAATCAGTTGGTAGTAGAGAATATATAGTAGGTAGAACTAAGAAGGTACCTTCTTTTAAGGAAATTGGTGAGATGATAACATCACTTCAACACATATTAGAGGGAAGAATCAGTCCTTCGGTTATTGAAGTTATCACCGGGCACGAAATTTATGAGTCAAACAACTTGACACATAATGAAAATTTCCAGTTAAAATATGGAGATGCGATTGACTTTCCCGCAGAAGACATTACAAACATCCAAGTCGAAGAGTAGATTAACTGTAGGTTATACTTACTATAATGACGAAGAGCAATTAGAACACCTACTTAATGTTTGGAAGGATTGGCCATCACTTGTAGACATATTTTTAGTAGACGATGGCTCTCAGATAGCTCCTGCTCTGGAGATACTACAAGACTGGGACTTACCTGAATACGGACCTTCATTTCAACTCTGGAAGGTAACCAGAGATTTGGGGTTCAACTCACATGGTTGTAGAAATTTAATAGCAAAATACGCCCTTACAGATATTATAGCATTCCTTGATATAGATATGGAAGTGTCTACAGAAACAGTTGGTAGACTTATGACAAAGGTTTATAGTCCAAGATCATTTTATCAGCATGATTGTTGGATCAAACACAAACAACAAATAATGACCTGCCCAGGACATATAAACTCATTTATAATAGGCAAAGAACTATTCTGGGAAGCAGGCGGGTATGATGAATCGTTTACAGGACATCATTGGGGTGACAGAGAATTTATAGAAAGGGTTAAAGAATTACCAGGTGTTGAATCTAGACATTCAGGTAATATTATATGTTTAAATAGAATTGGAAGACATGGCGTAGTAGATCGAGACATAGAGAAAACAACCTATGTGGATGATTCTTTATTCTATGTACCATTACCACCAGACGAGGTAGAAGTATTGAAAGGCACAGTAAAACAAAGATTAAACTTTCCGTTCATTAAATTATTATAAATACTGATATGAGGTTTACTGAATTTTTAAAAGAAGAGGCGGAAGAAGACAAACTCAAACACCTTGAGCATGTGGAAGATCATGTTATCCACGGTGGTAAAAAGGGGTTTGGACATGCCTTCCACACACTCAATGACGTCCATAAAAAACTAGCAGGCAAAGGCGGAAAGGATACAGCCGTTACAATGAAGTATGATGGCAGTCCTGCTGTTATATTTGGTGAACATCCTGAAACAAAAAAGTTTTTTGTAGCATCCAAATCAGCCTTTAATAAAAACCCTAAAATAAACCATACACATGAGGATATAGAAAAGAATCACGGACATGCACCAGGGTTAGTACAGAAATTAAAAGCAGCCTTAGATCACGCACACAAAATTAAGCCACAGGGAATATACCAAGCGGA